ATATCGGGGATTATTTTGCAGAAAGCCTGCGGATAAAGACCCTTGTCGATGTTCTTGATGGCGTTGTGTACGTCTTCTTTAGCTGCGCTTACGCCGCGCATCATGTATCTGTTAGATGTATCCATTTGATTGTATATTTAATTGATAGTCAATATTTTAAGTATTTGGGTGTTGTGTTGTTTGCGCGTTTTTTGCGTGTTTTGTATATTTTTTTACTTTATTGTTACACAACAGCGCACACGATACCATTCTAATATATCCGAAACGTTTACAGGAAAATCTGCAAAATTAGGATTTATAGAGCGGCAGATAATTTTCGTATCGTCGTCTTTGACGGGTATTACATTTTTTATAACAGCGCCGTTTACGGTATTAAGCAAATACGTTGCTCCCCATTCTATGAAAGATTTTTCGTTGACACGCTGCACGAACACCTTACTCCCGTTAGGATATTCTGGCGACATGCTATCTCCATTAACTGTAACAGCAAGTGTGACATCGCGCACAGGGCTGACAATCATTTCGCATTCGTAAGTTTCAACCTGCGATTCAAAACTGTCAGGCGTACCTCCTTGAGCTGCAATAGGCAACAACGGAACGGTATAGCTGGTATTTCTATTGAGAACCACATTGGAGTTTAACATTTCTCCCTTGCCCGTAATGAGCCATTCTATATTCAACTCTGGGTACACCTTATTAATATTACGAGCCGTTCTTCTCGATATGGCTTTGATGTTATAAAAATGCGAAGGAGAAAGACCCAATGTTTCCTCCCACTTCACCACAGATGTATTATAATATGTGGCAACTTGTTTGACTCTATTTATTATTGAACCCATAAGAATGTTTAAAATTATATAAAAACTAATAGATTATTAGTAATTATAATAGTTTTTTATTAATTTTGTGGCGTGTTAGATACCTTGTTAAGGATACGGCGCAAAGGTATTAATAATGTATTAATTTATATATAAGATTATAGTTAAAAAATGGTAACAGAAGCAAGAAAAAAGAAAGAGCAGGCTGTTTGCATGTCAGTCGAGCTTTATTTGCGGCAAGGCATGGGAAAGATGGATGCCATCCGCCGGACTATGCACGATTTCAATTATCTAACCGAAGCCTCGGTATACAATATACTGCGGCGTAACAAAAAAAAAGAAGATGATAAATAGCATTCCAGATGTCATTCCTAAAGGGAGATATTCGCTTAAGGAAGCAGCCAAGAAATTGGAAGTTAGTGTCGCAACAATATACCGGTATGTAGACAATAATATCATACCATGTGTGATAAGACGCAACGGTCAGCGCGCTATACTTGGCTCGGAGATTACCCGTTTTTGGGGAGGGGAGTACATTTAAAAAAACACGGAGTTTATGAAAGAGGAGATACAAAAAGCAATCGACCTGTTGCTTGCCAATGGGTATGAAATAACCCCACCACAGACCATAGGTGAGATTTGCAACGGCTTTGAACAATGGTGGAATCTTTACAACAAAAAAAGAGGTAAAGACAAATGTCAAAAGCGTTGGGCACGTATGACGAAAAAAGAGCGTCAAGCTTGCATAGCAGCGACACCTGCGTATGTGCGCTCTATTACCGACAAGCAATTTCAGAAAGACCCGTTCACATATCTGAACGGACGTTGTTGGCAGGACGAAATAATAGACCCTTATGGAAATACGGAACAAAGAACGGCAGTTGAATTTGCAACAAAAGCAGCAGCAATCCTTAACGCAGATTAATGCGGTAGAGTGGATGTTCACACGCTACCCATTAATAAGCAAAAGAAAAGAGGCTATATCTTCAGCTGTGGAGGCTGTAAAAACAAACGATTTAGCTATAAGTGCGATAGATACTCAAATCGAAAAAGGTATTACTGTTAAATGGATTAAAGCTCAATTAATAGAAGTTCTTAATTTTTGTGGCGCTTTTGAAGCTGTCCGCGACACGCAGGTTGTTATTATAGCACGTCAGATACGAAGTAAATACTACTATTTAACGCCTACCGAACTCACATATTTCTTTGAGCAGTTTATAAGTGGTGCTTATGGTACATTATATGTAAACAAAACAATAAACCCACAGGTAATATTGCAAGCGATTCGTCAATGCGAAAACACGTTGATAAACAAAAGGGCAGAGATGCAGGAGGAGCAAGAAGAAGCGCGAAGAAAGGTAGAAAAAGAGCTTGCGAGCAAAGGCTTGTTAGGTGTGAACGGCTGGCTAAAATACTGTCAAAGGTGCGGCATTATAGACCAGCCAAACCCTATGCAAGGCTTTATTAAAGATATGAGAAAAAAGCAGTTTAACGTAAAATAAACAACAATGAAAATTGAATTAAAAACAATGACGCTCCATAACTTTAAAAAAGAGCGGAGCAAAACGATTACCTTTGCTCACAACACTATTATTAGTGGTGGCAACGAAACGGGCAAATCAACGGTTTATGATGCCTATCTGTGGTGTCTTTTCGGAACAACAAGCAGACCTGGCGCGACTGTTCAGACACTTGACAAGCACAACAACGTTATTCACAAGCTCGAAACTTCTGTTGTAGTTATTCTAAATTACAACGACGAGCGCGACGTGAAGATAGAACGCAGGTTGTCGGAGCACTGGAAAGGTAAAGACACTTCTGAGGAAATTTTTTTAGGTACAACGCAAGCACGCTTTGTTGACGATGTACCCTGCTCAGTATCAGCGTTTAAAGAAAAGCTTAACTCGCTGTGCGATTTTGACGATTGGTTCATGCTTTCAAATATAAACCTTTTTTGGACTTACAAGGTTGATGTTCGCCGCAAGATACTCATGTCTTTGGCAGGTGAGATAGACGAAGAAAATCTAATGGCGCAATATCCTGCCGTATACAAAGGCGTAAAGACGGAGAAGAAAAATATTGCCGAAATGCTCACACAGCAAAAAGCTACCCGTAAGAAAGCAAACGACGAGCTTCAGACCATTCCTGCCAAAGTGCAAGCTCAAGATATGCTGAAATCAGATGAGGATTTTGCTCAACTCGAAAAAGAAAAAATCGAAGTCGATAAGCAAATATCGTCAATAGATGCATCTTTACAAGGCGTAATCGTCAATGTTGACGAGCAAAAGGAGTATCAAAACAGACTCGCCGAAGAAGAAAAGAAGTATGAAAAAACACGCAAAGAGTGGACAGACAAGCACTTTGCTTGCATCAACGACGCTTTTAAAAAGGTTAACACGGCTGCTGACGAGATGCACGAAGCGATACGCATTCAAAAAAAGAACATTGATAACAATGTAGAAAACAGATGTAAGCTTGCTGAGTTGACAAAGGAGTTTAACGAACTAATGCAACGATGGAACAATGTTAACGAGAAGGAATTTAACTTTGCCCAAACAGACGTTTGTCCCGTTTGTGGTCGTCCTTATACGGAGGAAATGAAAAGCAAAGAATACGAGAACGCTGTAGCGGAGTTTAATGCCCACAAGTCGGGAGAACTTACAAGAATACAAAAAGCAGCTTCCGAAAAGAACAGCCAAATCGCTATTATTAAGGGCAATATCAGCACCTTTGAGCAGATAACAGCCATCAAAGACAATGAAAATGTCAAAACAAAAACCGACGCGCACAATGTCCTCAGTGCTGGACTTGCGAAGATAAAAGCCGAGACATGGGAACAAAGCGAAGAAAAGAAAAAAGCGGACGCTTCCTTGCAAGCAATCAAAAGCACTGAACCTACAACAGAAGTGGACGCATCAGCAAAAGAAAACAAGCAAAAGAAGCAGGAGCTAACCGTTAAGCGCGATGATTTGATAAAAAGAATTTCCGGTCGCGATATGAATGAACGCATAGAAAAAGAAAAAGAAAAGCTTGATGCTCGTTCTCGCGAACTTGCGCAGATAGTCGCTGATTGCAACGAAGTGATTCGTCAAATCAAAGAATACAAAAAGGCGAAGATAGCGATTGTCGAAAACAATGTAAACTCGTTCTTCTCTCTGATACGGTGGAAGTTTTACGAGCAAAACATAACCAACGATGACGAAAAGGAGGTTTGTACAGCTATTGACAGCAACGGCGTTGACTATAACAATACCAACGATGGCACTGTCATCAACATGGGTATCGATATTATAAATGGTATATCAAAAGCGAAGAACGTTTACGTACCTCTTTTCGTCGACCGCAAAGAGTCGGTTGAGAAAGCTCTTACATCAACTCAGCAGAGCATTTATTTGCAATGCAAATACGGAGAACCTTTTAATGTAGAATTATTATAACTTTAAACATCGAAATATGGAAAAGAATAATGAAGTAGCCACTACTCAGCAGCAGTACACCATTCAGATTTTTAGTTCAAAAGAGGACTTTGAAACTGGTCAGCGCATGGCGCAGGTATTCGCGCAATCAACCCTTGTGCCACAGATCTATCAGAAGAACGTAGGCAACTGCCTTATCGGTCTCAACATGGCGTTTCGCATGCAAGCAGACCCACTTATGGTTTTTCAAAACCTTGTTGTTGTAAGTGGCGTGCCTTCCTTTGAGGCAAAGTTTGCTATTGCTTGTTTCAATGCAACAGGTAAATACACGCCTATAGACTATCAAGAAATAGGCACAAAGGGCACTGACAGCTACGGCATGTTCGCTACGACTATCAACAAAACAACGGGTGCCTTGGTTAAAGGTCCTGAGGTTACGATACAGACAGCAAAAGATGAAGGTTGGTACGCTCGCAACCCAAAATGGAAGAACATACCGCAGCTTATGCTCCGTTATCGTTCAGCGAGCTGGCTGATTCGCACCGTAGACCCTGGCTGTATAATGGGCTTGCACACTCGAGAGGAAGTTGAAGATACCGAATACACAGAAGTGATTGCTGACAATGTTGAACAGCCTTCTGTTGAAGAACAGCTCTCGCAGGCACAAGAAAAAGAAAAGCAGGAAGCTAACACGCAGGTAGTTGGAATGAATGTAGACGACGCACCTACTTCCGCTCCTACTGCCGAGCCTAAGCTGGAAGCAAAAGAAAAGAAAACTGTGAGCAAGACGCAGCCTTTGGGCAAACAAGAAATGCCGGATATGTTTAAGCAGTAACGTTTCAAATCTTCAATCTTTGAGGAGTGGGGTAACTCCCACTCCTTTTACTAAATAAAAAATGACTATAACAACATTAGGCAGTGGAAGCTCGGGAAATGGGTATGTTTTGCAAAACGAAACAGAAGCCATTATTATAGAATGTGGAGTAAACTACAAGCACGCTGTTGGTGCTTTAAAGGGCAATGTAAGCAAAGTGAATGGATGCTTGGTGACGCACAGCCACGGCGACCACGCAGGTTTTATAAAGCAGTACGCAAAAGCTTTCAACGTGTATGCGACCAAAGGCACTCTTGAAGAGTGTGGTATCGAAGTAAATACTTTCCATTATTGCGCAATACCGCTATTTAAAGAATTTAAGGTTGGCAACTTTGTAGTCAAGGCTTTTGACACAGAACACGACACACAAGAGCCTTGTGGGTTTATTATCTATCACGAAGAAATGGGAACGATGCTGTTTATCACAGATACGCACCATATAAAATATAAATTTAATTTCCCTATCGACCACATTTTTATTGAATGTAATCATACGGACAGTCTTGTTGATAAAAGCGTCGAAAATGGTATCATCCCGTACAAAGTGGGCGTTCGCGCAAAAGCAACGCACATGAGTATGGAAAGGTGCATTAAATGCCTAAACGCTTGTAATCTAAGTAAAACAAAAGATATTGTACTTATACATATATCTGACAACAATGGTAATAGCTACATGTTTAAAAGTAAAGTAGAAATGGCAACAGGAAAGCCTGTCTACTTTGCTACAAAAGGACTTGTTTTAGACCTGTTATAATCAAAGGTGGAGTTGACTATACAGCTAACTCCACCTTTTGTCGTTATACACCCAGTACGCACCATGCTTTTTCGCCACGATAAGGCGTGTCGTCGTCATTTAGCCAGTTTACGGCTATTTCACTGAACTTTATCAACAACACCGACCACTCCTCGTTTTTCCACCATCCACGCAACAGATTATAATGGTTGGCAATAACATCATTGAGCGCAACCATAAAGTCGTACACGTTGTAGTCCTTGATTTGTGATTTGTACGTTTCGTAAAGCTCGGCACACGCTCTATCAGTTACAAACGGCGCATGCAAAACGGCGTTGCTTTTTGTGATACAATACATACGCTTAATGCGTTCATCCGCAGTTTCCTTGTCGAAATGCTTGCCCAATAGAGCCTTGTGCAGTTCTTTCTTTAATGCTTCCTTTTCACTTGGTTCCAACCGTCTGTTGAGCCAGTTAGCTAAAATAGCGATTGCGCTTCTGATTTTTTTTAAATCCTTACAAGCGCAGATTTTGTTAATTAAATCGTTCATAATGCAATAGGTTTGGTTGTTGTTTGTTTATTTATTTGACGGAATTAAATACTTTTCCGCACAGCTCTCCCATGATGTAGCAAGCCTGCTCACCGCTCATGTCAATATCATACGCTTCGCAGATGTGTGCGGTAACGTGCAGCAGTTCGTGACCGATTGTGTTCACCATTTCGCTTTCTTCTTCTGAGTGTCCGATAGTAACCACGCTCACCTTGTCCTTGACGTTGGAGTAGGTGAGTCCTCTGCTTTCGCCACCGCTTATGAAGTGACGGTAGGCTTTGCTTGTCGCTTCGCTGCCACACCCAATAGTCATAAGCTCGCTACAGAGATGCACCGCGTCGCCACTGCCATATCCGATGAAGCAACGTACGTCCCAGTCGTACTTGTCGAGCCTTATGTCACGCCTAATCATAACAAGTCCTCCCAAGGTATGCCTATACCGTTGTGGCAGCAGTCGGCATAGAAGCGGTTGAAGATGAAGCCGTCTTTCTGATCTGTGTCATCAACCACATCTTTCACATAATGCGCCATTTGCTGCTCGTCCTTTATTGACTTGCCCCAAAAGTCAGCTCTGCACATATTGGCTACATACACGTGGTCGTAGCCGACGAGATTTTCAAGCTGCAAGCCGTTCGTTTGCAACATCTCCTCGACCTTCTCTTTCGGTAGCATCTCCAAACGTTCTTCCTTGCCAGTAGCAGGACTAATCGTCCGCATTTGCTTGACAGCCCACTCACACATCTTCTTGTTGAAGTGATAGCCGTTGTATCTTAAATATGCTATCATTCCTTCGGGTTTCAAGTCGTACATATCCAAAGGCATCTTACATCTTCCCATAATATTTAGGTTTTAAAAGACTGGTAGGGAAGCGAACCTCCCCACCAGTCGGGTTAATTACTTAGTAGCGTCTGCGACCTCGATAACCACCGCGTCGTTCTCCGTAGCGACCTTCGTCGTCATCATCGTACATATCGCGCTCACGGCGTTCGTTCTCGTATCGCCAATCGTCGCGATAATCGGGCATAGGTGAACGCTCACCGTATCGACCTTCGCCACGCTGCAAGCTGTCAAGACACGCCATTGCCTTGCCGCCATAGCGCAAGCATTTCTCCACGTTCTCAACAAGCTCACCCATCTTGTTCTCTGTGATTTCTATCATGTACATAGCTCTTGCATTTTAGTTATTGCTGTTTGACTTTTTCAGTGCCTTTTGCAACATGCTTTCTATGTTTGACAAAGTACCCTCCATGCCGCAGACCTTGGTTTCGAGCTGAGATATTTTCTGCTCCTGCTCCTTGTCTTTAGCTATCTGAGGATTGAGAACACACATTATCTTCTCGCAGTTGCATACCACCTTTTCGTGATAGTCCTTGCTTGCAAGCACCTCCTGCGAGTGTCGTAACATCGCTTCCACTTCGGCAATCATCGCTTCGCGACTTTCGCTTACTACCACATCGCCTGAGTTGGCAATCTGTCCGTTTGAAGGCAGTTGCTTGAACTCTGCTTCGCCGTCGGGCAACTTTACTTTCACATCTACAACCGTTTCAATAGGCTGCGCTGAAAACTGCCCTGGTTGATAGGTAGGGAACTTCGGCTGCGGATTACTTACGCTTACCACCTGTCCTATTTTCAATGTCGGCTCTTCGCCTTTTTCAAGCACATAGAATATGCTGTTTGTTCTTAGTCCACTGAACATACAATTCGCAATTTAGTTGTTAAACAATACCCGTCATTAGCTGAAGGGTGTTAGTATCTCTCTCGAACCAGAGCTGGTATACACCGGTCCCGGCTACATCAGCAACCGTAAGAGCCGCACCTCCAAACTTGGTGACAGCCTGCGTTGCGCCGTTGGTCTCAAAGAGTATCGGCAGCGTGGTCGTTGTGCCCGTCGGTATCGCCTGTCGCAGATTTACGAATACCGTACCTCTGTAGTTGGCGTTCAAGAAGGCATGGTTTCTGAATGAGAATACCACACCGTTTGCGCCCACCGACACACCGGTAGAACCGATAGCTGCCGACCCTCTTCTGTTGACCCATGAAAAAGGATTACCCCAAATCATAGTCGTTCCTCCAGTTAGATGGTTAGCCCCAAAAGCCGTTAGCTCCGTTCAGCCCGTAAAGCCCGTATTGAGCTGCTACGCAGTTCGGAACGGCTGTAAACGGCTGGTAAGGTACTGTCGCCGTTTCGGGCATTTTGCATTTGATACCTGCAACCTCCTGCTGCAAGCCTGCCAACACCGCATTGATAGGAGCGACCGCCTGACCTACAATCTGACTTGTCATAGCCGACGACTTGAACGTTGAGTTCTCCTCGCGCAGAGCGTCAATTTTGTTCTGCATTTCGCGCATTTCGGCTTGTCTCTGACCGTTGACGATGGTTTGCGTGCTGTCCTTGATAGCGTTATGCAGGTCGCAGGTCTGTCTCTGTGTCTCGTAAGCGACATTTGAGAAGCCTCGTTCCTGACCGACAGCTACGTTGTTGATAGCGTTGGTTAATGCGCCAGTCTGCTGACACATCGCCAGCTTCACATTGCCGTCCATTGCGGTAATGGCGTTGTTTGTCTTGCAGCAACACTCCGCCAGCTGTGTAGCGATAGCGTTGTTGCCCTGCATGAGAGCGGTGATGATTTGGTTGGTGTTCATACCCATCTGACCGCCGATGTTGCATACCTGCTGCCCCAAGTTGTTGATAGCAGCCATTACAGCATCGCTTGATGTGTTAAGAGCTGTAGCCAAGCTCTGAACATCATAGCCGTTACGCTGAACAGCCTGCATGATAACAGCGGTGTTTGCGTCATTGTTAATCATAGGCACAACGCCTCCCTGTCCGTTCGGCATCATACCGCCGCCAAAACCATTGCCAAATAAGTTGCCTCTACCCATGATGATAAAAAGCAGCAGAATGGCGAACAGGTTATCGCCAAAACCATTGCCGTTCTTGCCGTTGCAAAGGGCAAACAGACTCGGGTCTATACCCTGTCTTTGCATAAGCGCTGGGAGCATGGCGAGGATGCTGTTAAGACCACCGCCACCAGTGCCCGATCCGTTCTCTCCGAATACGTAAGTTCTTGCCTCAGACATAATACAATCTTTTTTAAAAATTTTACCTTAGTTGACTAAACACTATTTCGTAACGTTACACCGCAAAGTTAGCGAGTTACGAAGGATAATGCCATAACACGCTCAAATATTTTGTATTGCGTTGATAATCAGATGTATAAGGTGATAGTCGGTACTATCACGCTGTAAAATATTCTTTCCAATGTTTGAAGAATTGGAAAGAAATGGAAACAAAAAAAAGAGAAGCCTCTTTACTTGCTTCTCTTCTGTTTTATAAAGTGGAGAATATCCCACTTCTTCCAGTATCGTGTGTGTCCGCGCTTCTTACACTCACCGTTCGGTATTTCGCCGCGCTTTACCATTCTATTGAGCGTTGCATCGCTTACACAGAGCCTGTCCTTCACTTCCTCTGCGCTCATCATTGGGTTGAGCATATTCGGGAGTATGTCCTGGCAGAGTGTTTCTATATCATCGTCGCTCATGCCGCAGGCTGTCACTTTCTCGCCGTTGCGCTGCTGCTCGTCTGCCTTAAAGCACGAATTTGCAAGCGATTGCAACAACGTGCCGAGCATCTTGTAGCCGAAAATCTTTCTCATAGCATTTCTGTTTAACTGAACATTCTTTTGCCGAGCTTTGATTTACAGCAAAACCAGTCGGCAGCTCCGTAGACATACAGCAACAATGTAAACGCCATGATTGCAAAGTGCGCCATTATCATCTCGTTGGTCGTGTACCAGTTCCAATATACAAGATGTATCGAATTTACACCGAAGAAGTAGAAGAACGGTATGCGATACTTCCAGCACAGCCAGAAGAAGCGTGACGCAAGAATAAGAATCATCGGCAGTATATAGACCATGATGTATATAAATGTGTAGCACGCCCAATTTGCTCTGTGCACGGCAAACATCTCCTTTGGATTGCGGCTAAAGTCAAACACGCCGTACATGTGCGCCGTCATTATGAGTATTGGAACCCACTTGCAGAACCAGCGGAAAAACCGCAGTATTCTGCGTGAATACTGATTGCCGGACTCTGCCAGCAAAGACATAATCTCCGATATGTCCTTACCCTTCACAAGAGCAAGAAACATCCTTTTATCATCATCGTTCATATTGATTTTATTTAGTTTAATATAACGTTGATTAGTTTTATTTGATGCAAGTTAGTCATTTATTTTCAAAGTTGTATGTCTTGTTATCTTTATTTATATTTATTTAAACACCGTAAAAAACGCAAGTCTTTAGCTCATGGGTAGTTCACTTTAACTCCTTGCCTATCCATCACGGACAGGCAAGGCTCCTGAAAACAAATCACCTTAAACTAAAAACTAACAACTAACCAATCTATATATTATCTCTTTCTGTGTATCAGCCAAAGCAGCAGTGATATAACGAATAACACCACCGCTCCGACCGCTATCTTGCCTGCGAACATCTGCGTCCGCTCCCACCATGTCGCCTTATGCTCAACCGGCACCGGCACTGGTATCGAGTCCGCTCGCAGAATAGACTTGTATATCGTGTCCGTCTTCACGCTCACTCTGTCACGCCATTTGTACACGTTCTTTGTCTTGTATATTGTATCACCTATCATGTAGCTCTCGACATAGATGGAGTCATGTACGCGGAACGTATCTGCTTTGTAGTTGGTCTTATACAACGTGTCCGTCTTGTTGATTACCCGTTCAAGCACAACAGGCTTCGGAGTCGCGCAGCTCGTCATAACAAGCAGGAGCAAGTGCAGCATAGAGCCAACGATGATAGTGAAGCCGTAGCGGCAAATATCATCCCATTCGATACTCGGTAGTTTGTAACGCTTCCATTGATACACCTCACGCAGCACCATTACGGGCAGCGCGAGCGCTCCCACGAATATAGATGCGATAAACCATCCGATAGCACCTTGTCGGTTTCGCTCATTCTCGTCGTAGTCTTCATCGACCACATCGTGCTTATCTGCCTTGTAGAAAAAAAAGAGCGTTATCGCTCCCAATACGATGCAGTTCAGCAGCATCAGTATTTCTCTTATATTGTTCATACGCTTTTACTTTTGATATTATCAATCAGTTTCTTCTCTCCCATAATCACGAGGCGGTTTGCGCTTCATACATCCGTTCACGGTACACTCATTCCATTGCAGTTCGTGCATTTTCATAATGAGTGTGTTCTTCTCGTCTTTGAGCTGACGGATGGTTGTTCGCTGCTTGCTAATGTCGTCGTACAGAGAGTCGATTTTTTTGTTCAATCGGTCGCGCTCCTCCATGTGCTCCTCATGCTCATGGTCGTAAAGGTTGTGCCATTCTTGAGCATAAGCCATTGCGTTCGCGTCTTCGTCTTTCTGTGCAGACGCAGCTTCCTTACGTTTCCGCGAGTTGTAGTAGAGGAGTTGTCCGACGATGCCGCTGCTTACAAGCAACGTTATAATCTGCAATACTGTATCCATTTCGCCTCCTTTACTCTATTGTTATCCAAATCTGTTCTCCTCTCTCATCCGCAGCTTTCAGGATAGGGTAGAGCTTACGGAACGTTGCCGTTGAGTTGAGCACCTTGCCCTTCTCCTTATTCTCGCCGACAAGGATGCAGCCATCCGTGTCCTTCGCGGTGTTGCCACAGTGTATCAGCACACCTTGGTAGCCGGGCGTATTGCACAACCTTGGTAGTCGGCCATTGCAGAACTGATACTGCGCCCGACCTCCGAACCTCGGCGATACCGTCTTCATGTCGACGAGGTATCTGCCCGTCGGAATGGCGGTTTCGCCTTTGATTTTAACTCCGCATATCTGCGCAACCGACATATTAGATGTCAGTCCTCTGTCCTTGTCTTCGAGCGTGTCGCAGACGTATGCGCCGTCGACGTACATTTTACCGATTGTGTACGCCTCCTTCCTTGCTATTCGTTTTACCTTTATTTCCATACTATTTTAGATTCAATAAATAATGTTGTTACGATGTTGAGTATCGCGCAGCACTCGACGATGAACAGCCAGTAGCGGCGCTTCCAGATGCAGAGCACAGCAGCGAGCACGGCAAACAGAACGGTAGGCAGGGCGTTGATGCTACACGCCCACGCCACGCTTGCTATTGCCGACGTGATAGCTCCGCACTTGTGTATCGTGCGCTCGCCCTCGTCGAGATATGCAGGAGCTGCGCCCACGAATATGATGCCCACGCAGGATAGGAATGCCATGCACTCCAAGCCGCCTGCCTCAAGCATGAGCGGCAAGAACGACGCTCCGAGCGACGCCATGAGCGCAGGGAAGAGCCAGTCCTTATCTGCGAGATAGTAGACCTCAGACAGCATGGTTGGCACTCGTTTTGCAACACAGCAGCTGAAAACATACAGTGCGAGAGCGATGAGTATAATGATAGCTAATGTCATCATGTTACACCTCCATCTTTAGCTGTGCAGGATAGCCTGCCGTGATGTCATACTTCTCTACCTCCTCGATGCTCGTCAGTTCGCTCACTGCCTTCTTGTGTGCTGCTGTCACGTTAAAGCACTCCAGCGCATACATCTCCAGCGCCGAAAGCAGCTGTATCGCCGTATCGCAGGGAACCTCCATCTTGCTCTCGCCAAGCCACAAAGTCGTTGTCGGCTGCCCCATAGCCTTCGTGATGCTCGTAGAGTTCATCAGTCCGACACGTGTAGCCTTGTCAAGCCACACCACCGCGCCGTTGAGCGAAAAGCCGTTGACAGCAGGCGATGTGTCGTAAGCCTCTATCTTCTTCAATACCTCACGCTTCGCTCTGGCAAGCCCCCTGTTTGTCAGAGCTGTCTTCCATGCAGCATAAGCCTCGTTGACTGCTGTCTCAGAATACTCGCCAACAGGCATTGAGCACTCGACGCACTCGTATGCACCCAACTCCTCGTTGAGCACACCGTCAAGATGCACGATACACACTCCTTCTCTCTCTTCTTTTTCCTTGTACTGGTCTTTCGACACAAACGTTTTTACAAAATTTATTTTTCTCATTGTTTCTTCTTATTTTTTATTTGTTCATAATTCTTTATAACAACCACTCGCACACACGCCTCACGCTACGCGCTCGGCGTCAACGCTTGCGTCTTCCTCGCTTGAGTGAGAAAGAGATAAAGAGGGAGAGGGGCAAGCGAAGAAGGGGAACGCCAGACCCAACACAATCTTGGCGTTGAAGAACTGCCCCGTACCGAATAAGTAGCAGTTCGGCTCGCTGACCTGCGTAGCGGTCCACTTGGCGCTTTCATAATTATTAACGCTCACACCGAGCTCGGGAAACTTGAGATTAACGGCATCAACGACATAATCGATGTTTGCCCATGCCAGTTTCCATTGTTCGAGTGTCGGTCCATAACCCTGCCATACCTCGCCGGCACAGTCAACGGTCTTTGAGTAGCAGTAGTCGCAGAACGGTGTTTCGATGCTCCGCTCGTCGCCTTCGGTAATAATTGTTATTGTCGCGACAAGGCCGTTATAGAAAAACTTGTAATACTGTGGGTCGCTGTTGTCTATACCGTTCAGTGGTATATTTTTAAACTGGACGTTTTGGCTTGCCCACTGCTTGTTTGGTATCTGCCCAAAATTGGCAAGCAGATCAATACTGATATAGATGTCGCCGCCGTAGCGCTGTGTGTCGAGAGTCTTTATACACACGAAAACAAGATGAGTCTTGTCTTTTCCGCTCGCTTCCCATGCGTTCCACGTCCATTTTTTGCCCTCGTCGTCTACAAGCCACACACCGCTCTCGTAATGATGATAGGCATAGTAGAAACGGTAAGAATCGGCTATGGCTTTGCGTGTTCTGCTGTATCTGTCATACTGCTCATACATGCCATCTACCTTGTCTACGGCGACGGTATAGGACGTGCCTATCTTCACATCAAAACTCGCCATGCCCTGCGCGTCCGTGATATAGTCAGTCTTCTTGCCGTCTATCGTTACATGCACTGGCGCTCCCTCCCAGGGCTGCAAAACGTCATCTTCGTTGGCTTTCTGCATCCTCACCGTGACATGCTCAAACTTTATCGTCTCTTCAACATACACAGCGTCAATGATGCGATTGCCCACGGCAGCGACATGCTGCACGGGGTTCAGTATCGCGCATCCATTGATATAAGGGAATACAACCTTGTAGGTAGAACCTTTCGTTACCGTAAACACGGCTTGCCCGTTGCCGTCGGTCGTATATTGCTGCGGATCTGCTCCGTTGTTGATATAGACGTTCAGAATGATGCCTTCCACGCTGACAGACGCTAAGGTTGTGGTCACGTTTACCGTCACATGCTCGTCCGCGTCGGTCAGGTTCACGCTTTTCGCCGTTCCCTGCCGGTTAGTGACGGTCAGCACGTTGCCGTTAAGCTCGGCGTTCACTCTCTCCGCTTCTGCCGCTTTAATGTCCGCGTTGTTACCTGCTTCTGTTGCCACGGCTGCTGCGTCAGTGGCGGCTTTTGCGGCAGAAGACGTGCTGGATATGGCTTCGGACACACGTTTCTCACGCTCGACATCAGCCTTTTTTCGCTCCACCTCTGCGTTCTGACGAGTTGTCTCCGCAGCCTCTCTCGCTGTTTCTTGGCGTACACGCTCGGTTTCAGCCTCCAGTCGAATGTTTTCGTTCTGCTTGCGTGCAGCTTCGGCTGTTGCACGCTGTATTTCTGCTTCTGCACGCTTGCCTTCCTCCGCATTTGCCTTGTCGGTAGCCGTGTTTGCCGCACTTGCTGCGCTGTTCGCCTTGCTGACAGCGGCATCAACGTTTGCTGAAAGCTCTACAAAGGTTGTTGCTCTCTGCTTTTCTGCTGCTACACGGGCGGTTTCATTCGCTGTGTGCGTCTTTTCAGCTTCTGCACGCTCGGTCTCGGCATTGGCACGCTGCGCCTCGGCTGTCTTTCGCGCGTCCTCGTTGCTCACGCGCTCATTCTCTGCTGCATGGCGAACACCCTCGCTCTCGCTGCGCTTGTTTTCTGCTGACACGCGAGCGGCTTCTGCCGACGCACGCTGCTGCTCCGCCTCCGTGCGCTCACTCTCGTTAGCCTTGAGCGTAGCGTCCGTCTGCTTTGCCGTTTCGAGAGCTGTGTTCGTGTCGTTGATGAGCTGCGTTAGTTCAGCCGTCGGAGGCAGGATTACAAGCGCCGTGTTCATCTCCACGCTGTCCTCGCCCTCGATAAGTTCGCCGTTGAACGCTGTGTCGCCCGAAGCGTTGTTGTCTACGATGGCAAACTGCTCGTACTCCTTGCTGCGCCAGTCGTTGCCGAAAATCTTACCTCGAATTTCGAGGGCGTATGTGCCCACTGATACAGCGTCGCCCTCTACACGCGCATTGATGATATTGTCCTCCGCTGTGTCGATGCTGTAGGCGAGGTTCACACGCCGATACTGGTTCACGATATTCACAACGATGTCCGTGCAGGCAGGTAGCGGAAAAGCCACCTGCTCGCCATTGACTATCTTCTTAACTGGTATGCGCAACGTAAAATCGTTACCCCTTACAATTTTCTTCATATCTTATTCTTTTGGTTGTTCTTCTTCTGTTGTTGTCGGGCCGTCGGCAGTAGGTTCTCCTCCTTCGTCCGCAACCGCTTCTTCTCCTTCGTCGCTGTGCGCTGTTGGAGCTGTAAATGGTACGTTGTAGCCGTTCCACACAATCGCATACGTATTAGCGTTTGAGACATACACCAATTCGCAGGTGAGAACTGCCATCCATCCGCTTTCAAGCCAGTAGGGGCGAGCTGTGTTGCTACCTCCAACGAGCGACGTATAGCCAACGATATTGATTGTTGTCGCCGGACTTGTGTTGTTTCTTATAACGAACACCTGCCCGAGGTACGTCGCCGCTTCTTCGCTTGTCACACCAAGGCTGGCATTGCTTGCGTTTGGATTGTGAAATGGCAGAATTATTGTCGGGTAGTTACCTCCTGTCTTTTTGCCGATGTCGCCCGAAAGCTCAACAAAGCTACCCGTCTTTACAAAGTTTAGTCGGATATATCCATTGATCGAGTTTTCCTCTGTGTAGCCATTCAGTTTGTCGGGAGTGATGATAGTCTTCTTCTTACGTATCAGTCCAGAGAAGAGACCTGCGCCCACCTCCAGCAAGCCGTCTTCGTTCACGCTCGCCGTCACCTCGCCGCTGTTGTTCTTGACCACGAACTTGTTAGCCGTCGCCGTGATAGTATCGTCTTCGAGGTCGATACCGGCTCTTTTCAGTCCCGACTCCAGTTTGCCAGCTTCCGTCTTGTCATAAGGCGAAAGGCTCCAGCCTCCGTATTCCGTGCCCTCCATTATCATCGGACGGCACACGTCGATAGCACCATTTCTTCGCACGGCAAGCTCAAGCAACAGCTTCGTGCAGCCATCGGGCACAGTAAACGTCGTAGTAATGAGCTTCCAGCCGCCTATACTTGTAGTGAGATTGGCCGACTTGACAACAGCACCTTCTGTACCGCCGTCAAAGCGCTTGATGGAGTAGTAAACACCTTTATCAAACAGACTGACAATCTTCGCCCACACGCTAAATACGTACGTCTTGCCAGCCGACACACGCACATCCTTGAAGTACAAACCAGTGTAGGTGTTTGCCGTAGCGCCCGACGCACTGAATGTTGCGTAGTTAGAACCGCCGACGCCGCCACCGCTTGTTATCTCTACCTTTTGTGAGTGAGCCGCCACTATCTTTGTGATGTCATCCCACGGACGCAGCGCAGAGCCGACAATGCAGTTCTTCAGATTTGTGGTCGTTTCAACCTGTAGAGAAATTTTGTCCGTCGTCTGCTCTATCTCCGATACCTTATTCTCAGTGTTCGTCTGCTTTTGTGCAAGTGAAGTGATACTCTCGGCGTTCTGCGTTAGAGTAGTGTTTATCTTGCCTATCTGTCCGTCCACCTCGCTCTTGTTGTTCTTGACCGTTGTTCTGAGTCCATCCACGGACATCACAAGCTCCGCAAGCGTCATCTCCTTTGTCGTACTGCCGTCCTTTACCTTGAGCTTGAACATTGACGCAAGCGCATAAATCTCGTCGCGTGACACTACGAATATCTCCTTGCCGTCGAGCGTATAGTTGTTCACGCCCTTGTACAGCTTGATTGACGGCGAGTCGGAGCCGTAAGCAGAGAGATACAGCACTGACTGGCGGGCCACATCGGTTGTATTGCCCATCTGAACAAGCTCGTCGCCCACTTCGGGCTGCGAGTCGCCGTAGTTACCTCCCGACAAGGCGAGGATGTCGATGTAGTCCGTGCCGACCGCCGTCACTCTGCGCCAGTAGTATTTGTTTTTTGCGTTCGCCGTCGTGCCCTCCTTGATGTTGAATGTCTGACAGCGCACGAGGTCGTTGACGACAAACGGGTTCGTTATCTCCTCGTCGCCTCGCTTAGTCAGGAAAGAACAGCGGTAAACGTCATATCGCAATGGCGCAGTGCCATATTCGGGCAGCAGCGTGCCCTTTTTCAAGAAGTCAACCTTGCTAATCTTCATCGACGCAGGCGACAGGACTATCTCGCCGCCCACACTTTGCAGCTCTCTAATTACGAGCTTCACGAACTCCGCAGCCTTGCGCACAAGGAGGTGGTCTACCTCCAAGTAGCTGTCTTCGCTGTCAGAATAATTGCCGAGCTTGAAGCCCGAACCGAGCGCACCCGAACGGAACGCCGCCGACACAACCTCTTTGAGGGTGGCGATGCCGTCAGAGGAGATGCCTAAACCGTCACTTCCTAAAAGCAATGATTTCAATGTAGCTACACCTTCTTCTGTAATTGCGTGCTTTGTATCTTCACTGCCAAATGTTGCGCCTTTTGCAAAACGTATTATCTCTTGCGCGACATCTGCAAATTCTTTTGAAAGAAAGTGTTTAATACCGTATTTTGATACAAGCGATTCGAACTGCGCGACGCTATAACCGCCACCACTGCCACTGCCGCCGCCGTTAGCGATTATTGATTGTACGTCTTCTTTTAATTGCGAAACAGCGCCTTTTATGACCTTGTTTCCAACCGTTATCTCTTGGATATAATCAAAATCCAAGTTTGTCGAAAGTCTTAAAACACGAGTGTCAAGTCGCTGCCCTTTGCTTAAAAACGAAACCTTCTGCCCAATTTGCAATCTTGGTCTTTGGTCTTTAAATACATGTGGATAAGACTTGACTGTGTAATTATTCGTGTCAGACAAAGCGAGTATTATATCTTTCTTCGCCGCTTCCAAAAGTTTCTCCTGCGCCGACACTTTGTAAGCGTCAGCCATAGCAATGTTGTACAGGATAACCTTATTGCACTCGAATGTTGGCAGAGCCTTACCTTTGGGTATTATCAACTGCTCTTCATTCGTTGGGATTATAATATTATTGTCCTCTTGATATATTATTTCATAGTCGCCTTCTTTGATGTTGAAATTGCCAGTTGAGCAATCGTCAGATTCATGCGAAGTTCTTGATTTTGTGTGATAGGTTAGCTCAAAGCCAACGTTATCACCATTCGTTCCTCTACCAACAAGAGGTGTTGACAATGCGCCTTCTTCAAAATTGGGCTCAAACGAGCAGGACAAGGTTTTTCCGTTAATCTTCAAGTCGTCCGTGATTACAAAATCATACCAATAATATGTGACGCCGTCTTTAACCGTGCTGTTAATTGCTTGCTTGCCCGCCTCTTTGCTTTTTGTGCAGTAAGCGAGGCGCATAAACCAAACCGTGAACGTCTTGTATTCAAGCACGTTGCCTTGTTCGTCAGTTCGTAAGACTATCGGTTTGTTCGTTTGTGGGTCAAGAACGTATTTCTTGCGTCCTCGAACATCGTAAACGTAGGTGTCAAGAGATGGGTAAATATCAGGAAAATTCAGCACCTTTGTAAATTTAGGCAATGTTTTGTCCGTACGCAAATCCATAACAGAAAACTCGTCTACGCTGAATTGTACTGGGCTGCCATCAATAACCATCAAACCATCACCTTTAGCGAGTTGCAATCTTATGTCGCCCGACGAAACGTTTTCGTTTTTATCATTTACCTGCGTAATATTCCGCGTACCGCCAAAGACCGCGAAGGCGTTGTAATATTCATCGCTGCTTTCTGTAACGGAAGGAACGCCCACGTTTTCACCGACGCTTAATTTGAATTTTTCTGCACTGTCAATAGACACCTTGCCAAGGTAAACAATCTCGTCGTCGTAGTCAATATGCCATTCACACTCATCGCCAGCGGCGTTTGATATTGCTGTTAAAGCAGACAACACATCGTTGTCGCTAAAGCTTACGCTTATAGAATTATTCATCGCGCCTGACAAGATAGCCTTCCATCCGCATTTGCCGAATTTGATATTGCTGTTAAGGAAAGCACACACGTTTTCCATCATGCCTTGAGGCGTACCTACAAAGCTCCAAATCGTTTGATTTATATCCTCGTTTTGTGAGTTTTTGGTTTTGATGTAAAATGGTATTTTCCCGAGCTGCATCTTTGGGTGGTGGAACTCTACGGCGTACTTCCACGACATTTCATCTACTTGTGTAGGCGTGTAGGGTTCGAGGAGCATGAACTTCTGTGTTACGCTTCTCGTTCTGTCAATATAATACGTGTGCTCTATATACGCGCCCATTGGCAATACAACCTTGACGGTCGCATTGAACGAAAGAGAAATGTAGTCAGACTTAGACAGTTCTTCTTCTCTTTTTGCTTCTTTTGTTACAAAGGCTTGCATCGAAATGCTGCCATCGGGGTTGTATATATTAATCATATTTTTAGTCGGTCTTTCGGGTTAGGCTCTACGAGCTTCAATGTAAAATTACCTTTTTTTAGTCCGTAATCTCCAAATTTTGTGCACTGCGTATAAACAAATTTGAAAACACGTTTCAAAATAGGGACTTTCATACAAATCTCTCCGCTGTAGGCTATCTTATCAAAGAGTTTTTCCAGCTTATCAAGATAATCATCCTCTGTCTCACCTTCTAAAAACATAGGCAAATCTATCTCTCTTTGATTTACCTTGGTGCAGTCCGCTGTCGCAACCATCGAGATACCGTGCTCAAGCCGACTGTCATTGCTTACGTAGCTTTTTACAGGTGCTGGCGTAAGCAGAGCTTCGCGCCACCCTCGTATGAGGGTAACGCCAAACTCATTAAGGTCGACATATTTTGTGTCGTCTTCGCCCAAAAGCTTTATAAATGCTTGATTTTTCATATTAAATTCTCTCCTTCATTAACTTGTACATGTTTGCGATGTTTTCGTTTATACCAGTAATAGGCTCAGTGTTTTTTGCAATCTGTTGCAACTGATTCAAGCCCTGATATTGCATATCTCGTATTTCGGATATGTTGTCAGACATCTGCATTTGATAACTACAAATCACTTCGACATTAGAGTGTATGTTTTCGCGTGTAGCATTACCTTGTTCTACGGCGCTTTGCACAGCGTAGCCAATGCCAATCAGTGTGCTTGCTTGGTCGGCTGTTATAGCCTCGATAGCCTTGCCGGTCGCCGACTGGGAAGATTGCTCTCCATAGCCAGTAAACTGAGCCAGCTCGTCGCGCATTTTCATGCCTTGCTCGAGAAGTTTCTGCTGTCTTTGTGCAAATTCTTCGGCTCTTGACTTGTACGTTTCATTTTTCATAGCTTCTGCCATGTCGTCATACAGCTTTTTTAAACTGTCGCCGTTTGGGTTGTTTTCACTGCCGTTGATTAGCTCATCAACGCTAAGATTAAGCAATGCCTGTTGCATTATCTTCGAGAAGTCGGAAGCAAAGTCCTCTGCGTTCTTATCCATATCCATCAACGCGCTTATAAAGCTATCCTTCATGCTGTCAAAAGAAATGCCGTTAAGCTTTTCCTTTATCTCGTCAGCCATATCTTGTGCAACATTGCCGAAGTCGTTGACATATTGATTCAGCATGTCGCTCAGTTTGTCTGAACGACCGCCTTTGCCACCTTCTTTGTTGTACTCGTTAAGAATCTTCGCCCAGAGTTCCGCTCCGTTGTCACTGTCGATAATTCTTTGCATCTCCTCTGCGCTCAAAGAAAGAAAGTCGCCGCTCGTCTTAACTTTTTTGCCCAGAATAGCAGAAACCTGCTTCATCGCGTCTTTCCACCCTTTGTTGTCCTCAACGGATGCAGCAAGGTTGGAACGCCATGCGCCGTGCTTCCACGTTTCGTAAATCATCTGCTTAGAGGTGTTCTGTTCAAGCTCCTTTGTCTGCTTTTCCTTTTTGTTTTGCGCATTTAAGATTTCGGAGAGGGAGTTGGATTTTTCAATCTTATCACTCAAATTATCAATTGACATCTTTAAAGCTTCGTTGCTTGTGTTCAGCTTATCAATCTTGCCCTCCATTTTAGCACTGTTGTCACCAAAGATGTTGCTTATTGTGCCAAAGGAGAGCGTATCGAAAATGCTTGTTACTCCATCAAACACGCTTTTCAGTATGCCTGTAACCGTCTTTGGAGATAGAGCTGTTTTTATCAAGCCATTTACAGCTCCTAATATCGTGTCTATAAGACTTGATACTAAGTTTTCCACGCCATCTTTAAGTATATCTAAAATGCCAAGAGCAGCAGATACTATTTCGCCAGCCATGCCGCTTTCGCCAAGCACCTTTGTAAGTGTTTGAGACACTTTGCTGTTGCTGCCAAAAAGCTCTGTCGTCATTTTAACCAAGCTGCTTGCAGCCTTGTCCGTAGCTTTACCGCCGAACAGTTTATCAAGCCCCATGAGTGCATCGCCAATTCCTTTTAATGTTCCACTTGTAAGACCAGACAAACAGCTTTCAAGCTGCTGAAATTGATTAATAGCTCGCTGCGAAGACGTTTGTAAGTCGGTCGTTGCCTTAACGACAGCATCTTTGTTTTCTTTCGTGGCGTCAGCTGCTTCTGACATTTGATTCTTTAACTTGTCGACAGTTGCCGATGCGTCAAGAATATCTTTTTCGTTGCCGCTTTTTTGGGCGTTTTTTAAACGTTCCTCGGCTTCCGTGAGTTCTTCTGCTACCTTTTGCTCCTTTTTTTGAGCTTCAGCGTAGCTACGCATAGCTTCTTGGTATGTCTTTAAGTTGTCTGATATAGTTACGAAAATATCGCTATCCCACAGCGTGCCAGTTTTTTGCAGCTTACTTACAAGCTCCCATATCGTTTTCTTTTCGTCGACATTTTCTGTTTTGCTGGCGAGCTGCTTGAGCGATTTGATTGTGGGCTCCAGCTGGTCTTTAAACATCGTTCCGAAGTCACCGAAAACGCTTCCCCAGTCGATGTTTTGCTTTACCGCTTCCAACTCAACGTTTGCAAGACTTGATTTTTTCTGCTCTTCGAGAAGTTTTCGTTGATTTGGCGATGTTGCTTTAGCTATCTTTTCGTCGTATTCCTTTGCAATAGCATACTTCTGTTCCTGAATAGAACCAAACTCTTTAAGATAGTCGTAGTAATACTGCAACTGTTCTCTTAAGTACTTTCGTTCGCTTTCGGCGTTTTCAGCAAGGAGCGTGTCCTTTTTAGTCTGTATATACTTCTGCTGCTCGCTTGTAAGACCAACTTTCTTGTCGAGCCCTAATGCGTAAAAACCCTCTTTTTTCTTGTTCGCTGGATCTTTCTCATAGTTAGCCTTCGCCGTGTCGATGTTTTTCTGCTTAAGTTGCTCTGCTTCTTCGTCAAGCTGATGCATCTTTTTTTCAAAATCAAGCGCTCTTTGACGGCGCTCCTTTTCGGCAACATCCTTTTCTTTTGCTATACCATTTTCTTCTTCCGCAACATACAAATCCCATCTCTCCTTGCGCTTGCGTGCTTCTTCTTTAGCTTGAAGCTCTGCTTGCTGGTCGCGATATTTGCGTGCTTCTTCGCCTTTGTCGTCGCCAAAACCGCCGCCTAAATCAGTATTTGTATTGTTGGGTTTTTGATTTAACGCGAGAGTGTTTTTTTTGTTCTCTTTGTAAAAATAGTTATAGATGCGATTTTTTTTAAATTGGGAGTAATTTTGCGAGTTGTCTTCTATAGCTTTTTTAACAGCATTCATACCTGCGTTAAACATACCTTCGGCACTAATACCTTGGTAGCCTTTTTTTGAGTTTGGCTTATATTTGTTGCGAGCCGTTGCAACGGCTTTGTTATAGATTTTTTGTAGCGCGTCTCTTTGTTTTTTGTACAAATCAACATCCGCCCCTTCTGCGATTGTGTTTCCTGCGAGGTTGACATTAAAGCCACCTGTACCAACAACACCGATTGATGCCTTAGACCGACCTTTTTCATTATCCATGACTTTTAGATAATGTAGCACATCAGCAGTCTCCTGTGCTCCACCCGTGATTATTCTAAAAAATTTCAGAATATTTGTGAGTACGGGCGTAAGATTGGCATTCAAGCCTGTTAAAAAGCCGTTCCATTCATTTTTTAAAGCCGCCAAATTAACGGAGGCGCGAGAGCTTAAGTCGCTAAGGAGTTCGTTTTTCGCATGAGCATCTTCCAGTTTTTTCCCGTATTGTTCAATCGCATCCGCATTTTTAATAAAATACATAGCCACGGATCTGTTGCGAGCCATGAATTTAGACGCAACATTCTCACCTCTCTCATAAGCATCTTTAAGGTTTTTCAGAGCTGTAACCATGCCAACTACTGACGGGTTGTACTTGTCTTGCAGTTTCGACATGCTCATAAGTAGCATTGAAAATTTGGATGCTGCTTTGTTTGCGTCGCCGAACTGTCCGCTTGAATAGCCAATCAGTGTAGCCATTTCTTTAAAGCCTATGCCATACAGTGACGCTGTTGAACCAGCGGAAGCGATAGCGTCGGACATTTCCCCAAATGAACTTACCGAATGTTTTGCCGCAGACGCTATGATATTGCTCATTTCCGAAGCCTCCTGTGCCGTCATGTGGTATTCGGAAGCCATTTTAGAAATGGCTTTCGCACCTTCTTCGGAGGTTTTCCCAGTTAATGCTCCGTATTCATTCGCACTCTTTATCATTTGAGTAAGAGCACCAGGCGCATCTTTAAGCCCATCCCATACCTTTACAAACTGCAGAGCAGCGTTCGCCATGTCTGCGCACGATTTCGTTGTTGTCGCCGTCAATGCTAAGATATTCTGACGGACATCTTTTATTTTGTCGGTATCCATGTAATGGTCTAAGGGCTGTAAGGCTACACGAAACGCTTCTGCCGCTTTAGACGATTCAAATAAGCCTTTTCCTACAGCTGCAATGCCAGCGCCCCAAACTCCAATCTTTCCAACGAATTTAAACAAACCCGAGAAATCGCCCTTCATCAAGCCGCTGAATGAGCTTTTAAGCCCCCCAAAAATACCTTTGACTTTTGACGAAGATTTTTCTGCTTCTTTGCCAATGCTTTGAGTTTCTTTTGCAGTTTTCTTCGCATTCTCGGCAGCATCTTTAAATGAACCAGTTAAGTTATCTCCGTTTTGTATGCGTTTAGCAGCTTCAAGTTGTGCGTTGTATTCCTTCAAGTTTTCATTTAAACGATTCTGCTCTTGTCCCCAGTCGTTTACTTGTTTTTGGAGTTGCGACACCTTTTGCTGCGCTTCGCTGATGCGACGATTATAATAAATTGCGCCTCCGTTTGCACTTTCTTCGGGAGTAAGATTAGCAAGCGCTTGTTTATACTCCTCGATTCGCGCTTTTTGTTTTTCGATTTTAGCTGTTGTTTCTTCAATATTTTTACTAAAATCGGTGGAATTAAGGGTGTCTTGTATCTCTTTTATCGCATTCTCATACAATTTTATGTCAGAACGAAGTTCTTTAGCGCTTTCGCTTTGCATTCTCTCTATGTCGGCTCGTCCTGCCGCCACGGACATATATTCACGCAAAGACTCTGTTAACTGTTGCGTTGCTTGTGCATTTTCTCCTTTCGCTGCCGTATTTGCAATAGCCGCAGCCGTAGATGCGGTGTTAGCTCCAGCTTCCGCTGTCACTGCCGCTGCTGCCGTAGATGCGCTTGCGACCACAGCAGCATTTGCTACCGACTGAGCACTGTTCGCCCCTGTGGTTGCCGTAGACAATGCGCCTAATGCTTGGTAGGCTCCACTTACTTCTGATATGGAGTTTTTAACAGTATTGTATGAATTTGATAGCTCAACAACATCTTCTTTTGCAAGTTGTAGAGATTGTTTTTGTGCATCAAGCTGCTTTGTTAGCGCATCAAAAGCGCCCGTTCCTTTTTCTGTTTCAGCTAATTTTTCATTAAGCTTCGATATTGTCCCTTCAATAGTCTCTACGCGCTTGTTTGCGTTGTCTATCATGTCGGGCACATTCTGTATACCTTTAGACGCTTCATCCATAGCAGATTTCAGAGTCTGCATAGCTTGCTGCGTTTTGGTTGCCAAATCGTCGTCAGATTTGGCAATGTCATTTAGGGCTTTTGTCATTCTTGACGATAAGGCGTCAGTGTCGACTCCAACACGGGTTAAGCTATCGCAAAGCTTGTCGAGCGAAGACTGAATATCAGAAATATCCATCTGCCCACTAATACCAAGTATCTCTTCTGCCATAATGTATATTGTGTTATCACATCATATCCATAAAGAAGTCTGATGCGTGTATTGATTTATTTATTGATTTGCAAGTGCTTATTTCTTCCTTTCTCTTTTTGTCGCCACCTTCATCTCCTTTTTTGTCTGGGTTATCCCATGAAGGTATTGAGCGGTTGAGAAGAATAACATTAATGTATGAGCGATTAAATACGACCTCCTCGTAACTCATACGAAAATACTTCATTACTCCTCCGATGATTGCCCAAGGCGAGTCGTTGTCGGCTCGGTCATTGCTATTGTTTGGGAGAGGAAAGTGATAGAGGTCAAGAAAAAATTTACGTTAAAAGAGTGACTTATAAACTGGATAAGGTCATTGAAAGCATTGACATTAAGGCGCTTGGTTATATACCGCCTCCAAAGGCAACGCTTCCATGTCTTTCTAAACGCACAAATAACAAATATTTCACACATAAGGCGAGCATCGTTGCCGTGTGCGATAGTTTCTTGCAACACATTTATTTTGTCGCCGGGCTTCCAGCTTGGCTTTTTAATGTCGTTTGCAACGGCAGCCATTTCATAAATCTGCATAAATGTCAAAGGTTTAACCTCGAAACTAAACCTGCCGACCTTTATCTTTGTTGACTTTTCCATGAGCGTTTCCGCTACATGTTTTTTCTCTGATGTTTTCATATAGTTGTATGCTTAAAATAAAGGCGGCGCGGCTTAGAATTTCTCCTTGCCTCGCCGCTAATTAACGATTTGAAATTATATAACCTATGCGAATACCTAAAGCTCTTTATCGATCTCTGTCTTAACATCATCGAGGTATGCCCATCGATGACCAGAAACCTTCTCGCCACTTGCATCCATTACTGCCATCTGACGGAACTCAATGTTAAGATTTGGAAGACCTGTCTTACCAATAGAGCCACTACGGGTGACAGTAAGCTTCATTTTTGCCCATTGGAACACCTTTGCAGGGATGTCGTCGAGTACCTTTGTCTTAATCTGCACAGCCTTGAACACCTGTGTTTCCGTTGGTTGCTCGTTGTTCCACTTTTGGTCAGTTGAAGTAAAACCAAGGATCTCTTTATACGTTTCAGGCGACATATCGTATGTCTGAGCCGTGAAGCCTTTGGTTGCTGCTGAAGAAGTCAATACTGCATACGGGTCTTCTGAGTCCTCAATTTCAACGTCTGTTGTAGATGCCGCGCTGTCATTAAAGCTCAAAGAACCCTGTACAATAGCCTTAAATTTAAACGGAAAACTGGTAGGATAAGCACCATTTTCCGCAGGAGTGGCGATTGCAAACTCGTCAATGCCATACACACCGTCTTTGCCTGTCTTTGCCATATTTTAGTTCTTTAAATTGTTATACGTTACTTTAAATTTCAGATTGATATAGTATGTATTATCGTCGTCCTCTGTAGGAAGAGAATCAGAATAACTGTCAAAATATGCACCGCCAAGGTATGTGCTGTTTCCAAACAAGGCAAGAATTGCTTTTGCTTGCGTTGTGAGTTTTTTTGTATTCGGCTCGTCAGAGGCTGTTCTTCGCACATGCACGTTTACGTTAATCATGCCGTTTTCTATCTCACTTTCGTGAACAAACGGCAAATGATTAATAACAATATAGCTGTCCGAATCAAGCTTTTTAGGTCGTTTGTATTTAAAAACGTTCCCTTTTTTCACTCCTATCTTCGACAGATTATTGCAAATGTATTCGTACATCGCGCTTACAGCGTCGTCACCTATTATCATACCTCGCGTTTTTATAGCCACAATTTCAAATAGCGTCGTTTAAGAGTAACAAACCCTTTAACTTCCATTTCCTTCTCGATTGTGCCGTCTTTTTTTGTTATTTTTACATTGTCGCCTTCTGTTGGCAGCATCTTGTATTTCTGCTTTGACAGCGGTGCTATCACCTCGTAGGCATATTGATATTTACTGCCGTCGTTCAACGTAATAAGGCTTGCTTTTGTATTCGGGAAGATTAAGCATTTGCCAAAATCAAGAAAGCGTGTTGCCGTTGCTTCAATCGGATTGCCCTGCGCGTCGTATCCGCTGCCGACATTTTCATTTTTAACATCAAAGTCCGGCTCTCCACTATCTTTCATATCGTAGAACACGCCGCCTATTTGAACATACCCAACGTTGTATATTTTGAGCTGTACTTGCAGTTTATCCTCGAAGTTCATACATCCACCCTCCTTACCAAACCTTTACGCTTTGCAACCAATAGCCATCAGAGTCTGTATTAAGAACAAGGTCAGCACTCAATCCTGCATCCTTGGCAATAGATTTTATCATATCGTCAATCAGCTCGTCATCGTTCTTGTAGCTTTGCGATACGCCGCCCACATTCTCGCTTGAAAGTGTACGCATTTTGTAAAGTATGCGCATTGCAGCATACGCTACTGGCTTCTTTACAGCCACACTGTATGCGTCATCGACGCTTTCCGAGGCACCGAATTTATCGGCAGCGTCGATAAACATTTTCTCTAACGCCTCGTCCGACGTTGAGAAAGGCTGAATTTCGCTTGCGATGGCTTCCGAGATTGTCATGCTACCTTGTCTTAATACTACAACTATAACTACTACTACATCTTTTAAATTTTACCCCAAGGCTACGATTATACCGTAGTCTTGAGGATATAGAGGTCGTTGAGACCGTTGAACACAGGCTGCGCCCACATATCATAGTTGATATGATAGCCAGTCTTGTCACGCCAGTAACCAACGAGGTTGTCGTCGTGCGTAGAGTAAGAAACGTTTGGAATCGGGTCTGCCAGCTCCAATGCGTCCGAAATCTTCATAATAGCCACACTTTCAGCGCACTGAGCAACCACGCGGTCATCCGCAATAAGGTTGTGTGTCGTGCCGTCGGCGAGGGTCACAAACTGGTCTTCGTCAACCTGAATTGTCGGGAGCAAGATAGAACGCAGATAAGTGTTCACCTGCTCAGTTGTGAGCATCGGAACCGCTGGATTGAGTTGTACCGTGCCAAGGTTGAGCTTAAAGGTGTCTTTTATCTCCTTAGCCTTGCACATCTTGTAGAATGTGTTTTCAGACATGCGGAGCTTGAGAATCTTGCGACCGTGCGCCTTTGCCTCGTCCTTAAGCTTCTTGATGTCCGCGAACGGAGTTGCAGTTTCCTCGCCCCATGATGCTGTAACGGCGAGCTGCTTAATGCCGAGGTCAAAGGTGTAAGACACGTTTGCCTTGGCGTTGTTTGTGCGAGAGACGGTCTGTGTGCCCAGGTAAAGACCTTCGAAATAAAGCATATCAAGACGCTTGTGCGGAGCAATGACCGCACGCTCGAACGGACGGAAAGAAAACTCCATAAGTTTGTCGTACTGCGCATTAAGCTGCGCCTGCGTATAGTTGCGGCCCTGAACATCACGATAGCGGCCCTCGAGCTGATGCATCTGGTCGAGGTAGTCGTTGTCGAGTTCCCACTCGTCACCATAGCGACCAACAGAACCTGTGAGCTGACCGAAATCGGGCATGTGGTGAACAGGTCTTTCAGCGTTCTTGGCGATAACAGAACCAACCATTGCTGCTGTGTATTCAGCGAGGTTCGCTTGATAAACCTTGGCTGCGCAATAGTCCACCTGCTTAATCTCGTTTTTCCACAAAGCCTTGTATGTTGAGGTCTTCATGTTTCCGTCAATATAGGTCTGAAAAGACTTAGGGTCTAATAGCTGCTTCAATATACTATTCATACCTTTTCTATATTTTTAAAGTTATCCTGTGTTAATACTTACTGAATCTTGAACAAAGCGATGCCGTTAGCGTTCAAGCCTTCCTTGATGTCGCTGTTAATCGGGTAGGGCAGAGAGTCTTCCTCGACCTCCATCACACGCAGAGTCGGCTCTACGACCTGCGCAGCATCGGGGTCAAGCTCCTTTGTCGCGTATGCGAAGCCGAGAAGAATATCCTTGCTCTTGTCGTAGTCAGTAACAACAGCGCCCTCTGCGAGCTCTGCATCAAGTCCAGCTGTAAGAGTTACCGTGTCGCCACTTTCAGCTCTTACAATAGAAGCAATCTTCTTGCCGCCGATTGTGTCGCCTTCCTTGTAAAGAGAGCCTGCTGAGAGCTTGACTGTCTTAGCCGCGTTTGCTGCCCTTTCCGCTACCTTTGCTGACTTGACAACAACTGCCTTGCCTCCAGTGCCAAGCTTTACAACAGCGCCCTTAGGAAGCCATTTCAAGCCAGCAGGAAGATTGCTCTGGTCGAGGTCATAACCGCCCTGTCTGCGGACACACATTTCCTCCCACCAAGAAGCCTCCTTGATACTTGTCGGCTTTACCTTCTTGAAAAACATTCCTTTATAAGCCATAATTGAGAATTTTAGTTGTTTTATATGTTGAGATTATGATGCGCCCTCGGGCTTGGGAGTGTTACGCTGCACGAAGCCTTCCATGCGCTTGATAAAATCATCCTGCTCAGACTGTGGAGTACTTGTTGTCGGTGCAGAAACAAATGTTCCGTCTGCGACAAGCGCTTGTTTCATTGTTGTGAAATCATTGTTAATCTGCTCCACAACACTGTCGAGGTTTTCCTCTTTGTCGAGTTGATAGCGCGAACGGAATACTTCGGGCACGTTCTTTAGCTTCTCATTACTTTGCAGCAACGCTGCGAGTCTTGTGCGTTCCTCGCGCTCTTTGTACGGAGCGAGAGCGGCTGCGACAGCCTCGTTTACAGCCTTCTGCTGGTCGTTCTTTACCTCGGCAATCATCTTTGCTACAGCTTCGGCTGTAAGCGGAGCTTCTGTTGTTGCCGGCGAGGTTGGAGGAATCGGCGCAGTTGTCTGAGGCGTTGGATTTGCCTTTGGGTCTACCCAGCCCTCGTATTTCTTCGTTGTCTCGCTCACGGCGCGATTGAATGACGATTGCATCATACCCACATACGGCTCTACTGCTGTAATAGCTTCAGTAACATTCTCGTCTGTTGACTCATCTGTTAAACCACGACTTGCGACAATCTGGTCTACCAGCTTTGCAAGTTCATCCTTCTTCAAACCGTACTTCGCGAACGACGTTTTGCAAGAAGCAAGCACTTTCTCTTTAATTGTCATACTTTATTCTGTTTACGTTAATGGAAAATTTTATCTAACACAAAATTACTTTATAAAGTTATATTGATAAAATAATATTTATTTTCTGTGTAAACAAATTGTACTTTACATTATTTTATATACCTTTGCAGCTATAATTCATTATAAACTCAATCGTTATGAAGAAATTTTTATTTGCACTGATTTCAGTCGCGTTAATGTGTGTGGGTTGCTCGTCGGACAATGATGATACTAAAGAAAAGGAAAGTCAAAAGTATGTGCTTAAAAACACAACATGGAGTTCGATAGAGAAAATTGAACACACAACATTCGGCATTTTTGTAGACAAAGAAGAGACAAACACAGAGGTAGTCACAAAGCTACAGCAAATATCTGGCTTGGAATACTCAGAAAACACAAAAACGGAGGAAAAAGAGGTGTATTGGAACGTGTGCAATAGTAACGGTCACGATGCCGACACAACGATAGCAATGACATTTTCCAATAACAGGTGTATTTTTAAAATGGAGGTAAAAAGGAAATGTGTTAAAGCTAATTTAACACAAACAGAAAAACAATACAAGTTTAAGGAAGGAGAGTTTTTTGTAAAGGTAGGATATAGCAGCTACGAGAGCTTCTTTGTACGTAAAGATGGTGTATATCGAGCTAATGGATATTTGTTTTTATTATTGGATGGAAATGGTAACGTAACTTACGAAACCCAGTACAAATATGCAGGCATACAAGATTATGATGTAGATGTTGACAAATATTCTGTTACAGCTGATTTTTCTGTTTCTGGCAGTGCAATAACATTCTCATACATAGATAAAAATGATAAGAAAGTAATGTTTGTGGGAACTATTGCTGATAATCTACAGAGTATCATATTTAATGACAACCCTTTGGTGTCCAGTGTGAAATTGGTCGGCAAACAATAAAAATATAACAAAAAAGACGTAGTATAATTTAATGTACTACGTCTTTTTTATGCCAGCATTTTAGATACTACAATACCGCGTTTCATTGAGTGTCGCACCTATGTTGACAGCGATTGCATCTTGCATGGAGTGCATCATGGCGACCGTTGCATCTATTACGTTCTCGCCCTCTGTTTTGTCTTCGTACAGGGCGATAGCCCGTTCTTGTAGTTTTGCAAAGTCACGCAAAAGTAGGAGCATCTCCTTGGTTGTGTTACTGATTGTAAAATTCTCCTTATTGTTGTTTAATGTGTTCTTTTCCATTTTGTGCGTTGTTTAAAAAGTTGTTGTGTAGGTTTACTTGGCGATGTTGCCGTTAATCTCAGCAAAAGCGAGCTTCACGTTGAAGTTGTTTTTAAAAAGGGCAATAATGAAGCGTCTGCCTCGCTGTGTCCAAACAGTGTAGACCTTGGTATGTGTGCCACCATTGCTGCTTGGAAAGGTGTAGGTGTTGGTATCGTGCAATTTCCAACCTTTGTAAGGCTTGTGCAAATTCCATTGACCTGACTGTTTGTAGATGATGTTTGCTTGACAGAGCTTGTTGTGCAACTCCTGTGCTGTAATGCCGAGGTCGAGAGCTACTTGACTTGATGTCATGCAGTCCTCCGAATTGAGCGTTTGGTCGTAGTATTCTACCTTTGGTGCGTCCTTGGCAATACGCTCGCCTTGTGCTTCGATAACTTGTTTGCTTTGGCTGTTCTCACATTCAAGTTCTTTAATGCGCTCCTCGCGGCGTGTGAGCGCCGCCTTAGCTGCTATCAAGCCACGGGCGATAATGTCTTCCTCGCAATCTTCTTCTTTAGCTACAACGTATGCGCCTGTTGTGCGAAGCGAAGGCAGTACTTCGTTGAATACCCAATCTTGAAACTTGCGAGCTGTAGGCTTGCGAGATTGAAAGATGCAACGGTAGAGGTCGGGTTCGGTGACGAAGTACATTTGTTGTCCATGATTATTCGCATCCAATACAGTTATAGACGAGACATTAGTTGAATTAATGTCTCCTCCCAACCGTTTAGCCGTTGCGCCAACTTGCAACCCGAGTGAGTTGCATACATCTTTAAGGCAGAAAAGTAATTCGCCTTTCTCATTTCGTGTTACACGAAGTTCTCCGAACATTGGAGAATTAAATTTTTTAATTTCTTTCATTGTAGGACATTTGAAAGTTATCGGCAATAAAAACGGTATCGCCTTTCCCGTTGTCCTACACCTCAAAGGCAGTGAATGCATTAACATTTCACACGGGGGTACGATACCGATATGTTTCGATTGGTGGTAAAAAATACCGCCAACTGATTGTGTTTGCGGCTATATCACCGCCTTTGAATATGTAGGACGCCACAAAATTATATTTTCTTCTGTGAAGCACAAAATATTTTCTCGGTTATTTTTCCAAATTAAATGGAAATTTAATGTCTTTATTAATGTTTGCCGGGTAAACTAAATGAATTAATAATATTATTTAATGCGTGCCGCCGCAGCTTATAAGTTTACGGCAGCGAAGCTTTCGTTTTTAAAAATTATCAAACCATTTTGATTTGTTGTCAAGCTTAATTGTTTTGCTGAATTTCATAATCGTCGCAGCAACATCGCTCGCACTGTGCACCCTTTCGTCTTCGCTACTTAGCCAATTATTCTTTTCATGGTCATATACTTTCTTATATTGGACTTCATAGCCATCCGTGTCCTTTGTAGAAATAATCGTACCAACAGGTGCATTACTAAAAATGCTTGAAGCATGACTGGTCATATTGTTTTTTTCGCTTAGTCGCGTTTTTTCGTACACCTTAAGATTTTTGTTAATCTGTTCTATATTCTGCGTTAATGTAGGCGTACGCCTTTCCTTGTTGTTGACTTTACGTACGCTTTTGTGTCCGCTTCCCCTGACAATTTTTTCTGCTCCTTTTTTTATTTTAGAGCTGTCGCTTGTTCTGCTCGCGCTTGCGTTAGAACTGTTAACCGTTCTTGTTGAACCTCCACCTTTTGCCATAGTTTTCTGTTTTTTACAAAGTTAATAATATAATCAATTTGGGGGGGGTAGGCTGCGCCCACCCCGTGTAAACAATTATAAAGCTGTATAAACAACGCCCTTTTTAGGGTTCTTTGTAGCTCTTCCAAGACATACCCTTCCGCGGTACATTCCCTTTATCGAGGAGTAGAAAGACGTGCGTTTTACGCCGTCTATTTCTGTTGTCGGGATAACACCTACTCGCTCGCACTCCGTGCCGTTGTCGGTAAGTATTGTATTTATTGTCATAACACCATAGAAAGACTCCTCAGTGCGCGTCTGTATTACCTTGCCGTCAACCTTAACTGCTGTTCCTGCTTCAAGTTTGGTGTTTACCTTCAAGCTATCTTCGTAGTTTTTAACCATAAAGAAAGCATAAACCGACTCGTCTAAATAGGCGTAATAGTCGCTTGCAAGTCTATGTGTCTTTTCAGCAAACTCGCCGTCAACCGACTTGCTCAATGCGTATGCGCACACCTTTTCAACATATTCGCTGTTGCTGCCGAAGTTCTCTTCGCAAAGTGTTGCTTCAATGTCGACGAGCGTCGGTGAAGGGTAGTGTGTGTTGCCCTGACGGTAAGCCTTTTTATAAATTGGACACTTGTTATATACCGCCTTCGCTGACATTATCAAATCAGCCTTCTTGAAAGCATTTTTGTAGATAGCGTTCGGGTTGCCGCCCCACATTTTTAACTCATCGCCATCCTCGTCTGTTGAACAAGACCAGCTGTAATCGTATAGCTTATGCAACTCGCTCGTAAACTTTGAGAGATAGTCAAAACTCTTGATGCCGAACTTCTTTACACACTCACAACCTACTTGTAATTCATCACCTGTTACAATGTTTTCTATCACGTAAGAATTTTTGCACCAATGTCCGCAAACGTCGCACTTGTCGTAATCGTGTCCGTGGGCAGGAATTTTAAACACAAGCTCTTTGGACGAGTCGACGGGCGTGAAAGAGCCGTCTTTAAAAGTACATACAAGCTTCCAGTTGTTTTCTTCGGGCATATTGATTGTGAGGTCGCACACTTCGTGAAAAGCTTTCACCGCCCTGCCTCGCATACCATCCTTCTCTATAACTGGGTGTAAAAACACCTTCATGTAAGGTTCGCCAATGGTGTAAGAAAAGCCTTCCACGTTCTTCTTTGTCTTGTTTGCAAACTTTTTAAAGCTTGCGACGCTGTCGGATGGGATAAAAGTTCTAATAGTGTTCATTGTTGTATCTCCTATTTGTTATTAATTTTAACGCCACAAAGTTAATAATTTATTAGCAAACAGCAAAATAAGTAATAGAAAATCTTTAATATTTAATATATTTTTTAGTTTTAAGCTTTCGGATACAAAAAATGCGCGTCATAATCCTCACGACTACAACACGCATTAAAGCCATGCAAGCTCCCCAGTGATTAAGTACATGGTTGATTGAAAAAGTTTTCATAAAAAAGAAATACCACTCTTAATTTGCGAGCCTACGATAAAATCGAAACACAGCCTTTTGTAACAAAAACAAGTAAAATCAATAGCAGGATTCGCACCTGCAAGCCGCCCTTGTACGGCTTATTTATGTTATATTATTTTACTCCCGATGAATTAAATCCGTTGTCGCCACGCTTCTTGTCATCATTTTCCTCTTTTTTGATGACACCGCTCACAAGTTCCGTGTTCGGTATTTCCACAATGCGTATCTGCGCAATCTTCGTGCCAGCTGGAATGCAGACATTCTTAACGCCAAGGCACTCCACGCAGCATGTTTTTAGACGTGCTTTACAGCTCCACCAACACCTTAATCTCTTGATTACCCCCACCGTGTGTGAGACAAGTAGGACTTAATCCTTTGGCAGAATATACACGACGAATACTCTCGAACATGTGAGTGTAGGGTGGTGTCTGCATTATGCCGACTACGATGGTGTGTGTGGAGCTATTCAGCACTTGCCATCTTTTCGTGTGCGTCATATTCCTTTTTGTTGTCGTAGAGATAAGCACATAACACGCATTTCTTGCCGAACACATCCGCTTTCATCGAATGATGACAGGCGCAACACTCGCCATCACCAACCTCTCGCTTGGTCTTTTGGCGAATTTTATAGTTGTACGGACATTCCTGTCCCATTTCAACGAACTCGGCTTGATTAAAGCGGTTTATAAGCTCCTCTTGCTCGTCTCTTTGCTTTCGCAAAACCTTATAGGTGCTTTCGAGCGCATTGGATTTTCCGTTTAGTTCATCATACATCAGCTCCAAGTTTTTATACTCGTTCGTAAGAGTCTTGTTATCTTTTTCCTGTTTGTCGCAATGGTCGCGCATCTGCATCATTTCGCCAAGTGTCTGCTTTGTCGGATCTTCGTCCTTGCGCTTCTCCCGTCCGTCCAACTGGCGAACAACTTCGTTGTAGTCGTTCATGAGCTGATGCACGCGCTCTGTCATCATCATGTTCTCTGCCTTCAGGTCGCCAATAATACAGGCAAGTGCCTCCATGCGTTTGTTTGTTTCTTTTTAATTATACAACATGCTCATTAATGCCGCAGCCCTTCGCTTGTCGGGAGTGTCTTGGTAAAAGCGGATAGAGTCGTCGTCACGCCATACCATACGGATTTTACTTTTTCTGTTATTCATATTCTATCAATACTGCTGGTGCTTTGACGAGCGAACTTGTACCTTGTATGATATTACCTGCTCCCTCTTTGTGGTAATGCGTAAGAATGGTGGCGCATACTTTTGGGGAGGGGGAATTTAAGATTTGCAATCTAATCATATTCTATCAATACAATGGTGTGCTGTCCGTGCTCGTCGTATAGTCCTGCCCATCCGTCGTAGCGTGCAGATAGGGCGGTGGAGTATCCCCGACGTGGGCAGAGTTGCGATGTGCGTTGCACAAAAGGAATTTGGTTAATCATACGTTATCAATACCATATTGTCTTTGCCTACTGAGGTGAGGGTGTTGGTTGTACCTCCAACGTTTATCTCCATTCGCTGACAGAAGCGTCCGTTGGAGGGATGCTTGCGGTCGGACGGATTATCGAGGTCACGGCCTCGGAAGGCTGCTATGCGAAAACGTAGCATAATAGGTTGTCTTTTGTTAATGTTGTTATCGAATTGCATCACGGCCACATCATGGGCATTGTCCATCGCTCCATCAAGATTTCGCAAAGCTCTTTCCGATAACTCGCGCAAATTATGATACCCATAGAGTATTCGTCTATTTTTATTTTTTTTCTTCATTTAAACCATCATTTTAAAACACTTTGTTCTTGCTTCTTGTTCGTTTGCCTATATGCCACTTAGAGCACAGTTCGCAAAAATACGGACGTTCGCCCATCGCTTTCAGTTTCGGGTTCTGCTCAAGAAACTCCCACGCCTCGTCTTCCGTGTCGTAGCCAACTTTCTGTTTCCACGAACTGCCCTTGCGAGTCCAATGTCTTGCGTCGGGATGCAGGGTGGAGTAGGGTGCTTTGTTTCTGTATGCGTGTCTTTTCATACATTTAAATCATTTTCTGTATCTCCTTTTTATAAGTTCTATTTTTGCTTTTACTTTGTTTATATCACGCGCGTCGTGGTTGCTCAATCTTACAACGTGATAACCCATGCGCCAAATTCCTGCGGAGCGGTTGTTGTCTTTGCGCCTTTGGTTTTGTGTGTAATGGTAGCCACCATCAATTTCAACTATCGTTTTCAAATCCGGCAAATATATGTCGGCAAAATACATTTTCCGTCCCGTCAATATAGGCTGCTGCCGTACTACTGTATGCCCAAGTCGCTCGCAGTTGCGTATCGCTGCCTTTTCCGCATCGCTTGTCTTGGATATAAGGTCTTGCCTTATTCTACGCACTAAAGCTTTTGAAGCTTTCATATCAAGACTTGTTTTTATTCGTTTTGCGGATGAAACGCATCGCACCATCTATCGCCACACCAATCAGCACAGGCGAGAGCATTTTCGATTTCGCTCCCCTGCGCCATTTTTGCTCGTAGTGCAATATGCGTAGCACCTGCTTTTCTGTTATGTTATTACGAGTTATCTTGCACTTTTGACCGCAAGTCCTTAACTCTTTGCATACAAAGCACTCCCCGATGCCGTCAGTGTCTTCATATCTAAACATCGGACACTCTCCACAATATCTTCGTCTACACATAGTGTCGTTTCATTAAGTGTGTCTGTTGGTTAATCATTGATTCGCGTATTGTGTTTGCAACCTTTTCTATTGCGAACTTAGGCGTGTCGGAGGAGCGTATGAAGACAGGGTGGTAGCCTTTTCTGTGTCTGCGATAAAATATATCGTCGTCTGCACCTTCAATCTTTACGGACACCTTTGCGGCAATTACAAACAAGTCGCAGTGCCCATTTCGATGCTTGTTGCGGCATTTGTATGCAATTCCGTTTTCGTCGAGGAATTTCTTTATTTTTTCAAGCTTTGTGGAATTTTTCATAAGCCTATATTTTTTATAATCTATATATACCATGCATTAAAGCACGGCTGTGGCTCGATTTTTTAAATTAAATAATTTACTTATAATTGTATATGTGTTAGCTGTTACGTTGTAAGCGTAGTTGTTAGTTGTGAAGGTAAAGCAGGGTACAGGATATCCCCCCACCTTAGGCATAAAGGTGGAGCGAAAATGATTTTGCGCCGCAACAAACTTCTTAAGAACCGCATACTTAACATAATCGAACGCTGTTTTCAGCGAAACACCTAATTTTTGCGCAATCCTTTTGTACGAAAGTCCGTTCTCGGTATAAGTATCTCCGTAGCCATACTTCCTTTTAAGTGCGCGAGCCTTTTTGATAACATCAAATTTCTGGGCTGTGCGAGCTTGTAGAATGGTACGTTTACAGAAGTCCTTTCGAGATTGAACAATGCACAAAAGAATTGCGTATAGGGATTTTTCTACATCTTTAATCGTGTCGTAACATATATCTGATATATTAATATTTCTATTCTTGTGCTTTGATACAACGGAAAGAAAGACAAGCGAGCTGCCGTCTACTTTAGCATAACCCAAATCTACAAGCGTAGCGATGCGCTTCTTAATAGTGTACGCATGTACGCCCGTTACATTAGCCAGCTTGTTTACCGACCAGTTCTTGAGAACATTCTTCCCGTTTCTATGATAAAAAAACAACAGCAAGGCAATGGCTTTCAGGGATGCTTTATCCTTGAAAAGACCATTAACAATGCTGTATCGTATGTTCTTTATCATATTATATTCAAATAAAAACCTCCAATCGCCGATTTTTTTACAAGAGTGCGTAATAGTGGCGAAAGGAGGTCTGATATATTTAACCCTGTTCTTTTCAGATTGGGAAATTCATTACGCTAACCCTTAATTGTGCCGCAAAATTAATAAATTATTAATATAGTATTTAGTATTAAGTATTAAAAGATACTAAATACTAAATTTTTCTTATTAATAATTTTGCTATCTATTAATAATTTATTAATTTTGTGGTATTAAAATTAATAACCGATAAAATAGGAGATACAACAATGAAAAATTGGAAAGGCGACACAGTTAAACCTCGCTACGAGGTGGCGCTGAAACAGCATGTAAAAGGTAATACAGCCAATGATTACGAATCAGTTGGCTTTATCGGAGCTGACAACTACAAAGAGGCTTGTAAGATTGCTAAAGCACAGTCTAAAAACATCGGCAAGCACAGCGACGGCAGGTTTTACGAAACAGAACGCTTGGATGCCGGTCTTGCAATGGTGTCTGTCTGCTGCTACTTTGTTGATGACACTTCGGATTACAACGAGGTTTGGCAAGAGGATTATGTCGACGGCAAAAAGATTGGCAGATATACCCTTTAACAAAGAAACATAGCGAAGCGCAACGCCTCGCAACAAAACAAAAAGAATATGAAAGACTATATGGACCCACGCAATTGGGATGAAGAAGAAATAAACGAGTGTAAGTATTGGGCGTTAGGCATGGGTGTATGTCTTACCGTAGTTTATATCGCAATGTGGATATTTTATTAACACACAATATAAAGTAACAACAATGGAGATAACGACAACAATGGTGCGCTTTCACTGCCCTAAGGCAATGATGGATGTCAAGACACCCAAAGCGCAGATGTTCTCTTTTGGAGAGCAGCAAAATCAGAAAGTTTGGGTTCCCGAAAATAAGATAATCGTAAGCCCAAGCAGCGAATCGGAAGATTTAAACGAATGTGTCATGCCGAAATGGCTGTATGGCAAAACAATGCTCCCGATGTACACGCAGGTGGATGAGGAGTTTTTGCACGTGGAAAACGTGGAGACCCTCTAATTATAGAAACAAGTTTAACGTAACAACAAAGTAAAATGGAAACAACAATGTATTCAACAATGAATGTAGCAGCATCTAACAACATGGTCGCTGAACCAGCAACAGAACTCGAAGTTGCAAGCGGAAATGACCGCCAGTTCCTCGATTTCGACATAAGCAAGGTTCAGACACTGACACTTGAACAGCTTGCACGCACAGAAAAGGAAAACGACTACAACGGCAATCCGCTCATGGGTATCTATCATTTCCAGCTCATACAGCAGATACAAGAGATGTGTGCCGAGCGCGGTTATCGTGCTGAGATATGGGATTTGTTCGCAGCTAACAACAAAGACCGTAGAGCACCAGGTGTAAGCCGACTTCCACAAAAGGAGGAAAAATTCGGTGAACGTGCCATTGAAGCGCACATCCTGCGCCGCGTGTATTGCAACATCCGTCTTTATGACCTTGACAAAGGACAAGGTGACGAAGCTATAACAACAAACCTCGCTATCTCGTTCCACCAAAAAGGTTTACAGGTCGGCATTGGAAGAAACGTTGTTATCTGTCACAACCAAACAATGTTGAATCGGGAGCAGTACGCTGCTACATATAAAGACGGCAGCACGATGGGCGTTGGCTTGAGCGAGCTGCTTGAAAAGGTTAGCATTTGGCTTGACAACCTGCGCAATATCACCGCCGAGGACGACGAAAAAATCGAGAAGATGAAGCGTCGCGAGATAAGTGCGCAGGAGATGTTTACAATCATCGGAATGCTAACAGCTCTGCGTGTCGCTTCCGAGACAAAACACAAGGAAATACGCAACGGCGCTACAATACCGCTGAATCAAGCACAAATCGGTCGCATCACGGAGAAGATGATGCTTGCGTACAACCACAAAGGAAAGGTCACGGCTTGGGATTTCTACAACGCAGCGACGGACATGTACAAGTCCGCAACGCTTGACCAGCCGATGATTCTTTCGCAGAACTTGGCAATGGTTGACTTCTTAAACACTCGTGTATTATAAATATAGAGCAGTTTGTTTCACAGCGTCGTGAGACGCACGGTTTAAGATTTAATAGGATTCATTTTTAGGACAGCCCTACGGCGGTGGGGCTTTTATCTTCGGAATAATTTGTCCGGCATTGGGTCGGTAGGTTGCGAGCTTTCGCCATAATAAGTTATTAGTTGTTAGATTATGAGTAGTCGTGTATGCAACCTTAAGCACGGCGCAGATAAGGGTTCGATTCCCTATTCCGAAGGCTAACTTTAAAAAACGAAGATATGAGAAAGAAAGTTTGTGAAATGTGTGGCAGAACCTTGCCTGTCACCGCTTTTTCAGAACCTTACAAATTAAAGTGCAAGGAATGTGAATCGAAAGCCGCGAATGGTGGATATCAACTTGCGGTGGATATCCATGCAAATGTAGACTGGGAACAGCGCAGGTATGAGATTGCAAAAGATATGCTTTGCGCTCTTTATACGGATGAAGGGTTTGACGCACGGGAGAAGAATGATGCGATGTTTGAGTATCAAGACCTCGATTCTTGCGCCAAGGAAGCTGTAAGATACGCTGACGCGCTTATAAGAGAACTGAAAAAATAAAATACACACAACATGGAAAAAGAAAATTTTGGTATTAAACTTAACGCTTTGAAGTATAAAAACGCAGGCGTTGCAAGCCTCAAAGGAAGCACTGCGACAAAGAAATGTCTTGTTATTCCTATTGAAGATAACAATTTATTCGTAAGTGCAAACGTAGATGGAACACCAAAGGCTGTTTATTTGGATTTGAGCGCGTTTGCGCTGCGCGAGTCAAAGTACGAGCAGACACACCTTGTAAAGCAGTCGTTGCCAAAGGAGGTGCGCGAAAAAATGAGTAAAGAGGAACTTGATGCAATGCCTATTCTTGGTGGGATGAAGGCTTTTGAGAGTGTATCGAACAACGCAGCCGATGCGTGCAATGCGCCGATGGTGGGCGTTGGTAGCGTCGATGATTTGCCATTTTAAAAACAAATAAACTTATAAATATGGGAAGACCAAAGAAAATAGAACAGTCCGCGGAGATGTCAATACTTGACACGCCGCACGATACAGAGAACGTGAACGTAGGCAGCCGTTTGAGGGGTGTAGTTATTCCGCTTATATCAAACGAAGATGTAGTGCTACACAAAGGCAAGGTACTGGTGCCGACAGCGGAGTACGTTAAGGATAACATGGTTGCGATGGTTGTTTCAACACAGGACAATGCGGTTAATGGTTTGCTTGTTGAAGATGGAAAGCGTCTTGAAACAGCCAGCGTCGTTTCAATGTCCGTTGGAGCTCACACAGATATATATGTTGTTATTAACATCAACGAGGATGTTAGCATCGTAAGGCAGACGCAGTACGGCACACGCATGGATAGCCTTGTGCTTCCAGCCGGCACTCATGTTGCTGACCTTGTAATATTAAAGTAGTAATAATAGCAGGTGCTGCTGATTGGGTAGTACCTGCATAAAAAAATAAGAAAATGTCTATAAAGCAACTGAAAGAATTAAACGAGCAATATCGAAAGTTGCGAAACGAAGAGGTTGTGTATCGCATGGAGCTTAGTGCGACAAATGGTACGCACGTCGTTTGTAACCGCGAAGTGCTCAATAAAATAGTTGATTTGCTTATCAGTGAGTCCCAGCAGCAGATAGAAAAGGAGGTTAAGGAATGAAAGGGAAAATAGTGTATCCTCGCAAGCGCGTTGTTGTGCTCGAGTTTAAAAACAAAAAAACGAACTATGTGTACAACACTTGTCCCGAACTTGTTGTTGCACAGGGAAAAAAAATCGGCGTGACGCTCAATGCTTTGTGGAACGCCCTTGCTAAAAATGATGGTATTTACGAGAATAAACGTTGTAAGATTTATTATCGTAAGATAGAAAACAATAACAATACAGAATGGAAGTAATATATGGAAAAAATCATTATAGAAACAGATAAAGACATTAATAACTGCTTTACTGTTTGTCAAGGCGATAGATATAGCGACAAACTGTCGTATGACGAAATGCTTGGTTTGATAAGTGCTTTAACTATGCCTAAAGAACGTCTTTGTCTTCGTTGGATGAAAACAGAAGAAGAATGGAGACAATGGTTCCAGTGTATAACTTCAAGCAAAGAATCAGCGCACTAAAGATGAAATTTGATGATTTCTTAAAACGGCAACTGCCTACGAAACACAAGCCACGACATGAAGAATCTAAAATTCAACAGGCAGTTGTTCTGTGGTTCCGCTTACAATATCCTAAATATATTATTGCCGCCGTGCCTAACGGAGGCTTCCGCAACGCAAGAGAAGCGGCTATCATGCAGCGCGAGGGCGTGCTCGCAGGCTTCGCAGACCTTGTTGTAATAGCGCAGCGCAACGTGCTATTTCTGGAAATGAAAACAACTAAAGGGCAGCAGTCGGACAAGCAAAAGGAGTTTCAGAACAAAGTCAGCAAGCTTGGTTTTGAGTATATTGTCTGTCGCTCTTTTGAGCAGGCAAGGCTCGCTATTGAGCGGTGGCTGAAAGTAATAGAAATAAAATAACAGTAACGTAGATACGCAATGTGTAATAAAGATTTTTTTATCAGAAGCAATGGAGATACAAGCTTTGCTGTTAAAACGCTTAACGGTTTTGAATTTATGTCAAATGACAGAAAGATGAACATCGTAATCGAAAAGCGTGTAAACTACAACACGGTCAACAATGTGCAATCTGATACTTTCACAACCGCCTGCTGGGTGCTTACAGCTAACGGTTGGGAGCGAGGCGACAATAGTGCGAACATAAATTCCATAGAAGAATATGTGAACCGACTGGATCTGTCGCCCTATTTCACAAAAGCAGTCAGTGAGTATCGTCAATATCTTATAAATACAACAAAGCAACATGGAAAGTCCAATCAAATGTTTTAACATAGAAGCTTTCGGCAATCATCATCGTGTATTCGCCGACCAGAGCGTAGACGCAGAGTATGTTCAAGAAACGCTTAACTTGGGAAAAGTGTCCGTTTTCCAGTTCTCATATACAGAATATCTGATAGCGGACAACTGGCTTATATACATGGAAAGCTATTTGCAAAAGAAGGGTTTGTTTCGATTTGAGCTTAAAAAGATTTTTAAAGAAACACAAAAGTCGCTTCGCAAAACGATTAAGATTGTGGAAGAAAATTCAGAGCCTGGTTATTGCAACGAGTACGCCAACCAGCTCTACGATATTACGATACCGATACTCGAGAAGCTGCGCGACCAAATAGCGGAGAAATTGCAAAACCTTGACGTTCCTCGCGCAGGGTTGTGCGCTACGGTTGTGGTGTTACAAAATCTTGTGTGCATGTCTGTAAGCACGTTTGACCACATTTTTAACCGTATACAATACCTGCGTCACCTGGATATAAAGAAATGCTTTATGGCTATTTATCCGGAGCTGGCGATAAAACAGGTTGAAGAAATGCTGAAGCTCGTAATGCATGAAGACCGGTTTGTGTATCAAAAAAATATTGTTGAAAACAAAAAGATAAAGCAGACCTTTGACAAATTTACAACAACGTTGTACAACCCCGAGAATATCAAGAAAGCAAGCCGCGCCGCCTATGAAGCGATGTCTGACGCGCAGAAGGAGAGATACATGCTGCTTGGTGATGGAGCCTGCGTTCTTAAAGAATACGTTAATGCGAAAAATGAAAAAGATGGAAGCGGCGCAAGTTGATACCCTCACGCGGAAGGGTTTGACAGATAAATGTAAAGCGTGGGCGCAAGGATATCCACTCAACCTTTTCTGTGGAAGCGATGGCAAGGAAGTTTTTACGCGCGAAGACTTGCGCACATCTTTCACCGCAGGCATTGAGCAGTATCTGCGCAGCATTTGGCATAACCCAGAGAAAGAACTACCTAAAGAAGGAGAGTGGTGTCTTTTGCAAACGCCCAGCGGTTTTCGGCTCGCTGTGCGACGAACTACGCAGACAGGCGTATGCAGGTGGTGGCTAATGGACTATTCTATGTATGATGGCAAAGGTCTCGAACGTTGGGCGTATATCGCAGACTTTACGATTAAACTCAATGCTTCGGCAAAAAAATAAAATCTGAGAGTTTTTGTTTTAGTATATTTTGGAGGAGGGCACGGCTTCGGTTGTGTCCTTCTTTTTGTTTATGCACAGGTGCTGTTTTTCTTTAAGATTACGAACTCGCACGCTAACTTTGTGTGTATGGCAAAGGTTAACATACAGATAAAAGGAGTTGAAGCTTTGAAAAAGAGGCTTATGGAGAAAAAGCAAGCTGTGGACAACGTTTTAAGTATGATGTTGGCAGAGCTTGGCGAGAAGGCTGTCACTTTCTCGAAAGACAATAAAGGCTACAAAGACCACACAGCGAATCTAAAGAACTCGATTTCATTTGCAGTATTCTGCGACGGCAAACTCGTTAATAAGGTTGTAGGCAGCATCCCTGAACCCGACAAGGTAAAAGGGGGTCAGTCGCAAGTGGATAATATCTTGGAAGAATACGCTTCTAAAGACGGCGTGGTAGCGCCTAAGGGTTACACTATTATTGTCGTAGCCGGCATGTCTTATGCAAAGCACGTTGAAGATAAGGGTTATAATGTGCTGTATCTTACACGACACTTTCTAAATGACGGCATAAAAGCTATTGCAAAGGAGCTGCTGGAGATGATGCAAAAATAGCGAGGTGATGCGCCTCGCTATTCCTGCCTTATATTTTGTTACTCTATTGATACAATATACAGGTTGTCTTTATCGCAAGTAAACGTCGCTCGCCCTATATCGTACCCACCGAAACCGTTTTTTGCTCTATAAGTAACGACAAACATCTTTTCTCCTTCCGAAGATGACAGCGCTTCGTTCATCTCGATAAATTGATAACTATCCGGGTCTTTAAGCCTTTCTTTTATCATGTTCCCAGCCAAAACCTCTACGTACTCCGTACTCTCATACAGCGGCTTGCTGGCGATTTCTTCTGCCTCTCTGTTGTTCATCTCTTGACCGATAACAGCCATAATCAAAACAACAATAATGGCTACACCAATGGCTGCTAAGCAACCAAAACTTCCTTTTCCCATAAATTGATTTTTTACATGTAAATAATATTGTACCTCTTAATAGTCTCCATCGCAGCTTCGAACTTGTACCGGTTTGAATATATTGTACTTAGAAGCAGGTATTCATGCTGCCGCAGCTTGCCCAGCCATTTTAAACGTTCAAGACATTGTATAGCTCGGCTTGTCACGCCGCATCGCAGGTACTCATAGGCAAACTGGCGCACATTTTCTGCGCTCATGTCGTAGATTTGTTCCATAAGCAAAGGGTTAATATGTTTGCAAATATACTCTTTTTTGTGCGCAGTGGCAAATAAATAGCTATAAATTTATATATTTTTTAAGAGCGTATTTAAAATGTCTTAAATACTAAATTTTTCTTATTAATAATTTTGCTATCTATTAATAATTTATTAATTTTGTGGTGTTAAAATTAATAACGATTAATAAATATACGAATTGATTATGAAGATTATGAGATTTAAAAAAGATGAGATTGAGAAAACAAGGAAGTTTCTTCAAGGTAAGCATAGCAACCAAGGACGCTACATCTCTGACGACGAGGTTAAGGACTACCTGAAAGTAGTTAGTAATTTAAAAAAGTAACTTAAAAACAAATAAGAGATACAACAATGACAAAAGAAAAAGAGATTCAGATTTTACAGTCACTCAAAGGTGATACGTATTTTGCACAAATGTTCGGCGATGACATTGACAAGATGTGCGAGAACATTAGCGTTGATTTCGCAATCGAGAGTGGCTGTAAATTCAATGCAAAAGCCGAAGTTTTACAAAAGGAGCTTCAAGAACAAAAGAAGCAAGCGAAGCAGGAAGCGCTGGATTTTGCCTACGACATTATTCTCGCCTTCCATGAAGGTGATGGTGTGCACGACCGTGTTCATCAGATAATAGAATCTCGCATCGGTATTGACGAGCTGATTAAGTTCAAGCACTCACAAAAAATAGAGCTTTCTGATACAGAAATCAACTACCTGGTCGGCAAGCTTAGATAACGGTTTTATACCATCCGTGCTGCGATGTGGCGCACAAGTAGTTCGAGTCTACGCACGGAACAAAGGCATCATTAGTCTTAGGCAGTCTTACAGATTTTCGGTTATCAATTACCTTTGAGCCGTTTCCTGCCTCGCAAACAAAGAAAGGACTGAAAGGGGAAAGGGTGAAGCGAACACTAAACGCAGCAGGAAGGGCTAACACTTCCGTCAAAGCTTGGTAAAGACGCAAAATTACAAGCCGTGAGCACTACACGCCAAAAGACGTAGGTAAGACCATTGCCGTAGCAAAGAAAAGCCGTAAAAACATTCGAGGGCGATACAGCTCTAAGAGGAAGGAGAACCGCTTGAGGGTCAAAAACCCGACATGTACTCACAATGTCGTTAATTTGGTCGTGTGAGGATAGCGTGTTAGCTATCTAAAATAACGAAACACGTTGGAACAAACGTTAAGTACAAGATGATGACTTTATAATAATCCGTTGGGCGAAAACGTTAAGCGCATTTAAATATTCACTCAAAACATATACAAAATGAAAACAGCATCAATAATCGTAGAAATTGGAACTATTTGCAACGGCAATATAGTGAAAAACGTGGTCACATTACAAATACCGAGAGAAGCAGCGGTGATAATAAGCGCGGCTTGGCACAAAGATGAGCTGGCGCAGCGCGAAGCTATTGTGGCGCACAATTTTTTGGGCAACCAGTTTGCACACTGCGACCTTGTAATTGACAACGGCATCAGTGGAGGTATGCTTAATATGGTAAAAGAAAACACTGACCACGAGAAGTATTTCAGTGTAGAAGAATACGGAAAGGAAGAGTAAATGGCAGCGTTAAATATTAACACACGCTACAACTGTGAAACGTGTGAAGCGGCCGACAAATACGGTAGAGGATGTAAGCATGGACTTATGTTTCCTGTCCTGCTGGCTATGATGAAAGCTTACAATTGTCCTAACTATAAATTCAAAAACAAAGAATAATATGATAGAAATTTCAAAGTCAAATGCCCGTGAGCAGCAGGAAAACGAACTTGCATCATGGGTGCTCGAGAAGCTTGAAACAAGAAACGAAGTACAAATTTTACAGCGAACCGAAGGTTGTTGCGCAGGAAATTGGGTTGGTAGTTTGCCCGATGAAAAATGGCACATATCGTCTTTTGAAGCGGTGGAAAACGTTGTACGAGCGTTTCGCCGACAAGGGTACGCCGTTACCGAGCATCGCTCAATGCGTTACCCAAGTGCTTATATAAACTTTAGAAAATAACGGTATGGCTACAGTTAGAAAACCACAAGAAGCACCGACATCGTCGCCAGCTTGCACGCAAGAAATACCTATATTATCGTCCGTCTACGTAGTTGTTGGCGAGTCTTACGACCAGATGGAGGACAACGAAAAGGATGTAATAAATATCCGGCACGGTATTCTTCGCATCTTTGCAACTAAGGAGGATGTAAAAGCTTACATACAAAAGTATTTCGACGAAGCTTTCCCTGACGACGCAACGCTTTACACGCTGGAAGATAAAAAAGGACTATACAAAGCAAAGATAACCGTAAAGGTTCGAAATAACTTAAAAAGCGCCGTTTCGTGTGAAGGTAGCCTTGAAGGTCGCGTCTACAACCTAAGTATAGAAGCCTACAAGGTAGACATCACTACCGGCACCGACGGACTGGTTGGCGACGACGATTTGGATGATGCGCTTTATGATTAACCTCTGTTTAAAAATAAAGCCCACTGCCGACGGAGATACATTTGGCAGTGGGCAAGGAGTTTAACGTAATATCTCGTTAGAGATACAACAATGTAGTGCAAAGGTAGCTCAAATATTTGTGCGTGCAAAATATTTGGCGTACATTTGCATATTATTAACTAAACACGAAACAGTTATGGAAGCAACATTTTCTACTGTCTATGGCGAAACTCCCCACGGAGGTGTTAAAATGACAGCCTATTTTTTTGACGAAAACATGAAGCCGTGTATCGAAGAAAACGCGAAGCATACAAGGATTATCGAGTTCGACAAGAACAACAACCGAATCTTTGAAGTGTACTCTTAATTTGAAAGTGTCGCAAGTAGTTTTTCAAGCAGAGCAGTTCTGTGTGGAAATTGTTTGCGGCACTTTTCTTTATTTATGACGTATTGCGAAACCGTGTCCGCAAAATCCTCGCATGGTGCCTGCTGGCTATACGCGCGGTAATAGTTTCCGTCTGCTTTTTGGGCTTGCAACCACTTTGTCATAGACGATACGTCTTGCAGTTTCTTGTCTATATGATGTCCTACCTCATGACAAATACTCTCTTTGAAATACTCCCATGTGGAAACGGAGTGCACTGTTACAGGGTCAGAACTATACATATAGCCTCGTGGGAAGTTTTTATAAACTTTTCTGAAATAATCATCCAATGGATGCGAATGATTACAACTCATAATTCCTTTGAGATTCTTGTGGATAAAAGAAGGGCTGTTCTCTATAAATCTTGATGCTCTGCTTGCATTAAAATTCGCATTTAGTACATCCGTAAAGACTTCATAATAATAACTTATACCATTTTTGTCTGTATATTTTACAAAATCTGATACGTATTCACGGATGTCTACAACCTTGCCTTTAGGGGTTCGCAAACTACGCGCTTTAGAAACTATGTAGTCATTTACGTCGCCATCAAAAGCAAGCCCTTTTACAAGCCCTGTTTGTCGTAATTGATAACGGGTGTATACGAGCGACTTATGACGAAGCTCTGCATACAAAGAAACGACTTCATTCGGGTCGGCAGCTTTCTTAAGACGCTTGCACAAGTTTGTCAATACTGAACTTTGTTTAATATTTTTCTTGTGTTCTTTGTAATATGCTTCGAAAGCCATTCTTGTCGTCCTGATGTTGTGTGTATTTACCTCTTGCACAAATCTTTTGTATAAACTTTCTACATTTGCCACATCCCATGTTTTTGGGGATGCAAGAGCTTTCACAACTTCGTGATATCTGTCCAAAAGCGCACCTTCAAGTTGTATACCTTTAAGATTGTTATTCATTCGCTCTGTGTATATCGTCATCCGTCGCTTCTTCCAGTTTTGCTGTATTTTGGCTGCATCTCGCTTCGCGTGCCTTGCTTTTGCAATCTCTTGTATTGCTTCGCGTCGCGAAATTGTTTTTACGCCCATTTGCTTGCGCTGTGCTGCGTCCAAGTACTTTACCCAATAACTTTTATTGTTCGCCAAATGCCATGCCAGCTTACCGCGTTTAAATGCGTCTACAATCTTGTCGCCGTTGGCTTCGATGTATCGCTTGTACTGGTCGGGCACGTCTTTAATGCTGTTAGGAGAAACGTAGCTGGACATATCTTCGCCGTTCAGCATACGCTTGTAGAACTGCTTGCGCTCCTCGCCGCTTATCATTACAGGGTCGCTGGTGCACATGCATTGGGGATGCCAACTGTCCCAGTCGAAATCTTTAGGGTAGTAACCTTCGAGTTCGTCGCAGATGTCCGCATCTTCATCTGGATCGTGCTGTGGAGAAATATGTATGTGCTGACCGATAACAAAAGGTTCATTTGCCCAGCGCCCATTTCGCGCCTTGTGATAGGCTGCATTTATTTCTGTGCGTGCTACACGCAGAGCGTTCTTGCGAGCAGAGCGGTACACACCCTGTCCTACATGCTCGAGCGGTTCTTCTACGAAGCGTACACGTCCGTCAATAATGCGCTTCCTACGCCAAGTAACAACGTCTTTCTTCTGTCCGTTCTTTAACACCTTCACGGTGTGATAGCGTCGGTACATCATATCGGGGTTGTTCAAATACTGTCGTATTCTTCTGCCCACCTCTTCTGCGGACGTACCCTTTTCGAGTCCGTCGGCTATCACGTTAGACATCGCCATTTCAAACTCCGCTTTTGTCTGCTGGCAGTAGTTCCAAACGGACTGCGCGAGGTTTAATCCGTTTTTAGCATTAAGCCTATTGGCTATAAACGTCGCAGCAGCCGTTTTTCTTGCGGTTTCTAAGGCTTTGTCTGTCAGCACGGAGAATTGTCCCAATGCGTCATTATCGTGCGAATACGCCAAAGAAACGCCGCTTGTTATGCCGCTTTTGTAGCATAACATACTGTTCTGGAAGTAGTCGTTAAATATCTCGTTAAGTCGAGCTTTGAGCACAGGAAAGTTGTCAAAGTTAAAAAGAGCGTCATTTTCGAGCACATCTTCGCTGTAGCCAAGAGCAAGTAGCTTCTTGACATAGCCGCTATACAACATGCCAAGACGGCGGTTGTACGCTGCGAACAGTTGATTTAACTGCTCTTTTTTTTGTTTTGATGTTAGTTTCTTTGACATCACTTACTTAATCTATATCGTTGTACAATATTCATAAAAGCATTATGTTCTTTTGTGGGTTTGTTGTTGTGTCTGTCAATCATTTCTTCCATTCTCTTATCCCATCTACCAAAGTTTTGTTTGCCCTGAATATATTTGTATTGTTCTCTCAGATTGTTGAGAGTGGCGGTCCTCCATTCATATCCTTCATGTGAGACATGAAACATGTTGTCATGTGTGTCATATCTAATTTGTCCGAAGCTTCTTGGCATACCAGCTATCTTTTTTTTTATTGAGACCTATCTCCACATGCAGATAACCCTGTTCGTCAACACTTAAATGTGTTACAGTAATAAAGGATTGGTCTGGATATAATTTCTTTAATTCCTCACGACCTTTATATATAGCTTTCGCTTTGTCTGAATCTGAATAAGCTCCATTATCGTCAATTGTATACATATAGTCACTGACAGCATTAATCTTTTCAGTAGAGAGAGTTTCTTTTGGGCGACTCTTTCTTGTTCCTCCACCTCCTTTTGCCATATTTACTCCTCCTCTCTGTTTATTACAGATTGCGATGCGCTCGCCGAGCTGCCAATGCCCATAAGCGCAGCCTGTTGTGTTATTTCGCTTTCTTGTTCCTCTTTCATTTCCTTTTCTACACTATCTGCATCGTCGTTAAGGGGATTAAGTTCAATGCTACGACGCTGCGAGGTTGACGGTTTGCCGCCGTTGCTCTGTGTAATAAGTTGTAAGAGCTCGACATCGTTTTTAGGAACATAAGGTTCGAATACTGGTTCAAAGTCTATGTTTTCCGCTACGCTTGCATCAATGCCTTTAACGTATATGCCAGCGTTGCAAATGCCGTTCGCGACGATATTGCTTCGACGTGTGAACATCTCGCCGTAAAGCTCCGTCTTGTTGCCGACTTTTATGAACGGGTCAGTAAACATAAGACGAATGGCAGCACCGCTCGTATTGTTGCCCAGCGTCTTCATGTTTTCAAATGAAATGTCGGGCGTTTGGGTAAATGAGAATATAATATTAAACAAATATGCTATCTCTCCCTTTACAGACTCGGGCGAGTGATCCCACGATAAAACATTCATGCTTGTGTCTTTTCCACCTTGGAAGACTGCACCCTGCTCACCTTTCTCCGCAAAACCTTCAAGTCTGCCCTGTATAAAGTATTTCGGTGTACCGAAATAGTCGTTAGTGTCGCCCCAGTTAGAAATACACACCTCGACTCTATCCGCAGCCCATTGTACGTCAGCCCATTCCGCTTTATATTGGTAGTAATATACTACCGGTATCTTAGTAAAGCCGTGCGCTCTAACCTCATATATAACCCAACCTGAACCATTATTGATGTATTTGTAGACATATCTATCCGTGTATACATCGAAATGCTGCTCCGAAGTGCCCAGCTCGTCAAACACCAAGTATTCGCGACCGAAGCCATCCATTCGATGCTGGTCATTAAAGTGAGGGTAAAGCTTGTCGCCGTTTTTGGGCGAAAGCAACTGTACTCGTATCTCGCCGCCCAGCCTTCCGTCTTCATCTGTCGTCATATACCATAGCTCTGCCGCCTCGCACTGTGAAGATACTGTACGCACAAGCCTTTTGTCAAAATATTTCATTTTGTTGTCATGGTAACAGTGCATGATAGCGTCATATAGCTGTTGCTGCTTGTTGTCAAGTATTTTAAGCAAAACGCCGTGCGAGTTCGCCTTGTATGTCACAGGATTCGTAAGCATGAAACCAACGAGGCGGTTTACAACCACTTTCTGTGTAGGCAGGGCGATTCTTACCCTATCTACAAATTCATCTTTGTAAATAGGACTTCCGTCCATCGGGTCTTTTTGTCCTGTTGGCACCTTGATTTTCTTCTTCTTACGCTTGCTCTCGTCAAACACATCGTGCTTGTATGGATCCCACTGGCGCATAAGTTCATCAAAGCTACGATGGAATGGCAGCTTTCGTGCTGTTAGCAACGTGTGCACGGTGTTCGCGTCGCTATTTGAAAGTATTTCTGTAATTTTTCTCATATCTTGCTAACTTTGTTAGCAAAATTACAAAACCCAGACAATTGGCGGTCTAAAAGCTTAAACGCTGTGTAAACAATTCGCGAAGCCTTAAAAAGTCTAAAAAATGGAAAATTATAACAGAAAAATTTTGTTGTCTATTAATAAGTTATTAATTTTGTGGCGTTAAAATTAATAACAAATAGGAGATACAACAATGAAGAAGATAGAAATGACAGAGTTTCTTAATGGTGTGGCAACATTTAACGCTGATCCTTATTGCGTAGAGGATGAAGTTATGGCATCGGAGCTATTCGATGAGACACAAGGAGAGTTGGAAGAAATCACAAATGTTGATGATTTCGAGGATGCAGTTCTGAAGCTGGATCTTGAAGGTCGCTCACCTAAGCGCATCTATCGTTGTGGTACAGCCCTCGTATGCTTGTCAAACGATTTCGATTAAACAACAAGAGGACGACGAGGAATCGTTATTATAACTAAGAATATCATGTACGAAATAATAGATGTAATACACGACTATCTATTTGTAACGCTCCGTCTGCGTGATGTACGGACGGGCGCAATAAGAGATTGGCAGCACTGGGACGACCTCGAAGACTGGCTGTGCGAAGAGTACGGCGTGAAGGATTTGAAAGGTCTTGTTATAGACGCCCTGCCCAAACATGGCGGCTGGGTAGCTACCGAATTTAATTGCCATTAAATTATTCCAAGTATATCGCTTGCACTCATGCCACTGCCATAAGCACCGAGTACTTTGTCGAGTACAACATAACGAATAGCATCTAATCCATGATTCCACATGTCAATTGGTACATTGAGCCACTTTCCTTCTTTGTCCTGTCGCCAAGTGTAGTTATTAGACTCCTTGCGAATATTCACAGAACGGCTTGTAACATGTATCCTGAATTGTTGCATCTTCATAATGCCTGCGTTTATTGAGCCTTGAAACTTTGTAACTGGTTTGATATTCAGACCAGCATTGTATATTTCATCAACAAGACGTGGGTCTGCGCTCTCTGATATTATTTCTAAGTCGCCTTTTATAGCTTTAAGCTCTCTGATTATATCGTCAGTCATCATTTTCGTTCGATAACAACGTTCATCAACATATAGGTCGTTACCCCAAAGATACACTTCAACAATGGCTGTTGGGTCGTTGGTGTAACCAAAGTCCATGCCAATCCAATGATGTCTATGTGCTTCAACTGGTATGTAATCATCTACAACCACATTCTCAAATACAAGACCCTCAACAATCGCACGCTGTCCGAGTCCGTAAATACGCCACAGGCTCGGGTTCTTCCACTTTAAGCTTTCTATTTCGTCAATTACCTTCTGCTCAAGAAATGGGTTGTCCTTGTACGTTGAGATAAACCAATAGGTGCTCTTTTCCTCGTTGACTTGATTTATCCAATGCTCTTCGGAAAATGAAGGGTTATAGTCGAGTATGGAGAACTCTGTGGTACGCATCTGTAGCTGCTGCCACTCAATAAATGAAAGCTCGTTCGCCTCGTTCACGAATAGTATTTTACGCTTTGAACCGCGCACTTTTTGCTCGTTGTCGGTAGAGAAAAATTCTATCCAAGAGCCGTTAGGGAAAGTATATACATACTCCGACTTGTTCATTGACTTGTCATTCCACCAACCCAAAGAAAGCATCACGTTCTTAAAATCGCGGTATACAGTGCGCTTGATTGAGGGCATACCAGCACGTATTATGGAAACTGTTGTTCCGGCGTTGTTAAAGCAATAGATACAAAGAAACTGCACAACCGACCATGTTTTCGCGGAGCGCGAGCTTCCTTGTAATGATACGGTCGTAAATCCCGCTTTCTTGGCGGCATCTACCCTCATGTAATTCTTTGCTAAAAATACGTGCGGCATCTATTTTTGCTTTATTCTTTATCTGGTTGTGCTTCCTTGCGCTCTTTTTCCTTTTGTATCTCCGCAAGAACCTTGTTGTACTCCTCTGTGTTTGAAATGACGTGTATTTGCAACGGGTCCTGCTTGATTTGCTCGCCCTTGCTTGTAAGGTCGATGCGCTGTATTTTGCCGTAAGCTCTATCTACAACACGCTCGAGTATGTCCATACCCTTCTTGTCAAGTATACCCTTAGCAACAATGCGCTGCATCATAGGGCGTGTCTTGTCAGCGAGAACTGCTTTAAGCTCGTCCTCAGGAAGGGTCGCGATGTATAGAAATGACTCGGCTATAGTCTGTGAGGTAGGTACCTCGTAGCCTTTTTCTTTCATTTCAGCTATGAACGCCGTCATCGTTTTAGGCTTTGGCGGTCGCCCTTTCGGGTTTGTAACTTCGCCTTTTTTGAACTTGCCCTTTTCAAGATTGGCAAGTTGATTTCTGCGCTTACTTTCATTTTTTGATAGTGCCATATTATTTCCCTTTCTCCTTATATCTTCCTTTCATTATGTGTTTATCGTACATTTAAGCACGTTTATCACTGTTTAAAGCCGTTTTACGGCACATTTCTAAAATTTGCATATACTCCATCAGTTCGCCACGACGGAGTATATTAGCGCATAGACTGACAAACGCAGTCGCTTTATCACTCACGATTATGCGCTTTATTTCACTTGCGCTCAACGTCAGCAAACACTCCATCACCGCCACCTTATCCTTTGCAGGCAGCGAAGATGAAATGTTAATGTTGAGTGCACGCTCAATGGTTGTTCTGATGGGTAATGGTTTGCTCATAATAGTTTCTTTATTTATTCGCCATAAAATCTTTGCGGCTTCACTTTTTATTCATTATTTTTGGTTGTTACATAAATTATTATTATATTTGCACATCAACTTTTGTTGTGGGAGGGTTAGTAGCCAGTTGGAGTATATGAACCATCGGGACAAAAATAAACCCTACGGCGGCATCCTATATACAGGCGATACCGCCTTTTTTATTTTATATTCCGATAGTATATTTCTCTGTGACCCTCGTCAACATGCAAGTATATCAATGGTTTCGCTTCTGTTTGACCATCTTTCACCTGTCTCTTGTATTCTTTCACGCCTGCATCAATGTCCTCTATGGTATTTTGTACCCTTAGGGGTAAACGTGATTGCGATGTCTGCTTGTATCCTTTGCTTTTTATCCTGTTTCCACACTTTAAAGCTATGCTTAATGCCCTCAGCGACTTTGTCGGCACTTGGCTTGCCTTGCAAAGCCATGATTTCGTGAGTGAACGAATTATCAGCTATTCCGTCGGGCGACGGCATTTCCAAAGACCTGCCATCTCTTAGTCGTATTTTTACGCCGCCGTCTTTTCGAGCGTAAAACTCAGACCGTTTTCGGCAAAGATTTCCCCCACCGTCCTCTCCAACTGGTTGTGCGGATTAGACCCTTTGTAGATTGCCACAAAAGCATTATTCGGATAACCCCTCCTAACCACTTCATACCCTTGCTTTTCGTAGCTCTCGGCAAGACTGGCGTTTCGAATCTTTCTTGGGTTATTGTTTCTTGTCCCGGATGAAAGTTTTACAACGTGTTTATCCATTAAGCAACTTTTTAGAACAGTCCCCATTCGGCAAACTTCTCGAAGCCACCGACCTTGTTGATGTAGTCTTTTGCTATCTCCACAATCTCAAAGTATGGCTTGCCGTCGACGGTTTCGTCACCGATAGCGCAAAACAACTCCACAGGCTTTTGTTCTTTTTGTGCCTTTAGAAAAGCGTAGATATTAACCGAGACATCTGCCTTCGACAGGTCTTTTCCGTGCAGTCCACCACCTGTTACCGACTGAGCCATGTCAGAGCCGAGCTTGCGGTTCGTCGCTCCGCTGTCCACATCAGTGCCCCCAGTCCAGTCACCGAGTGGGTTGATAGTTGCAGTAGGGTAGAGTTTTTTCAGCTCTTCTGTCTTGGCGTTGCTTTGGCATATCACCAGCTCGTCGCCGCCCAAGATGTACTTGCCGTCCGACGGATATCGTTCGTAGATGCCGCGAGCAATCTGACTTAGTTCCCACTCCTCGTCAGTGAGTGGCATACCCTTGAATATTCCGTTATCACCGCAACGGATAATACCATCTTGATTCTTTGCAAGGTGCGCGTCTTGCGGATTAACTACAAGGTTCAGTCGTAAATTGTCGCAATTGGTGATGCGCTCCACGATTGTGTACACTTCTTCTTTAGAGAAGGCTACGCTACTTTCAATAATAACGTTAGCTACGCCATGTCCGATAAGGACTTCAACGGCAATCTTTGGGCTTTCCTGCTTGGTGTAAGCAAGGTCAACGATAGCACCTGCAATGCGGTCTGCGACTTTGTCGGGGTGTTGCGGGTTCACTTTTTCTATCATTTCTAATTTTAATTTATGTTGTTAAACTTTGATTTTTTCAGCCTTTTTGCCTGTGTAGGTTTCCCAGCGGTTGATTATCACATCACAATAATGGGGGTCAAGTTCCATTAAGAAACCGTTTCTGTCGAGTTGTTCGCACGCCATTACAGTCGTACCGCTACCGCCGAAGCTGTCATATACATTCCAACCTTCCTGCGATGAGTTCTGAATAAGGTATGCGAAAAGTGGGATAGGCTTCATCGTTGGATGCTCTACGCTCTTTGTCGGTCTATCGAATTCCATTACGGTTGTCTGCTTGCGGTCGCTAAACCAATTATGGCTCGCTCCCTTTTTCCAACCATACAAGCATGGTTCATGTCGCCATTGGTAGTCTTGTCTTCCGAGCACCATAGAGTTCTTTACCCATATCAAATTCTCTCGCAGCTCCAGGTCTACCGTGTTGATAAGGGCTTTTCTAAACCAATATGAGTAGCCGTCGCTGTGGAATATATAGAACGAAGCACCTTTCTCCATATTAGCATTGGCAGCGTTAAATGCGTTTGTTAAAAACTCCTCGAATTTATCGTTGTCCATTTTGTCATTTAAGACGACCAGTCCATCCTTGCGATGTCCTTCTGTTGCTGTACCATCATAACCGTAAGCCACATTATACGGTGGGTCCGTCAAATAGAGTTGGATGTTTGTTCCCCCGAGTAGTTTAGCAACTTGCGATGCGTCAGTAGAGTCACCACACATGAGTCTATGTCTGCCGAGCTGCCAAATATCCCCGAGTTTACATTTCGCTTCAATCTCATGCTCGCTCTCATCGTATGCGTCGTCTTCCGTTTCTTTGCGCTCTGGCATTTCTTCGACTGGCCTCGTGTCAGTCAAGAACGAGCAATCAACGCCCCAGTCCTGCAAATCGTCTACCTCCCAATCTCCGTTGGCAAGCTCGTCCCAGTCCCAGTTGCCAGCCTGTACGTTGTCCTTGATGGCGTATTCCTTAATTTTAGCAATGGGCACGTCCTTGTTAAGTACAAAGCAAGGCAGCGCATCAAAACCTTCTACGCCTTCGTTGTGCAGTTCCTGACAGATACGCAAGCGCATATTGCCACAAATAACGACAAACTTGCCACCTTCGGCAGCGTATACCATAAGCGGCTTGTATTGCAGCAGCTCCGGCGAGTCCTTGAGTGACTTTTTTAGCTTGTCATGTTCCTCTCCTTTAAGATAGCGAGGGTTCTTTGGGATGCCCACAATCTGCCCTTCATTAAGCTCCAGACAGCTTAGGCTTATTCGTTCTTTAACGCCCAATTCGCTGAGCGTGTTATTCTGCTTTTTTGCCATATTAAACGTGTTTTATAATGATTTAAAGCAAAGTTAAGCTGTTTTATCAAGGTTTATAAGGATTTATCAGTTTCCGTGTAAACAAAAAGGGCACGCTACGTTTTTGCCGTGCGTACCCTTGAAAATTGTTGTTATTTTACGGCTGTGATGCAAATGTTTTTGCAAAACTTAGCAAAAATAAAATTGTATTAGTTTTTATTTATTGTAAATTTTTTCCCACTTTTCTCTTTCTTTATCGCTCAAAAGATGATTGTAGGCAGTATCAAATGACAAAGTGGTACTATAATATTTATTTTTAAACATTTCGGCAAATCTTACAATTTTATTATAATTTTCTTTCGGAACTGCGCTCTTAAGTGTCGAAAGGAGTATTGTTGCTGCCTTATCCGATGCCGAATACGATGTCAGAGCTTTTAACGCATCCTTACGATAAGTATTAAGTTCGAAATCTTTTGATTTAGGCATTTTCTTATTTAAAACAATAGCCGCGTATATGTCGTCTCCTCCGAAAAAAGCACCTTTAAGGAGTTGATACAAGTCCTTTTCATCTTGTTGATTCAATCCCAAGACTTCTGCCGAAAAATTTTCTTCAAAAGAGGGCAGGTCTGGTCGTATCTTTTCTCCTGCGGTAATAGTAAAATTTTGCGATTTTTTATTTGTTTTGCTTGCACTCGCATTGTTTGCGCTTACTGTTCTTGTTGAACCTCCACCTTTTGCCATAGTTTTACTTATTTATCTATTTAACAACCTTAGCAGTTCTTTTCGAATAGCCTTTTGCACCTGTGATTTTGTTCTTGTAGTCGCCATGCCATAAGAACCACTATCTGTAAACACCTCACGACCTAAAGAATATCCATCTGATGCTCTAACAATGTCAACGATATGTCTTTTGTCGTATGTTCTCAGATGGCCTATGCGATATTCGACATCCTTAATGCGTATATATTCAGCATCGTTTGGCTTTGGCAGCTTAAAACTATTTATTTCTTTTGTTTTTGCACTGATATACTCAGCATTATATTTTGTGCTTGCACTCGCGCTGCTGCTTGTTCTGCTTGCACTCGCGCTGCTGCTTGTTCTGCTTGCACTTGCGTTGTTTGCGCTTACTGTTCTTGTTGAACCTCCACCTTTTGCCATAATCTTTTGTTTTTTTGCAAAGTTAATATTTTATGTAATGGGAAGGAGAACTGCTGCCCCACCCCGTGTAAACAATTAATCCTCGTCGTCGTCGCGTTCAAGTTCCGCGTCAGGGTTCTCTGACTTGAAAATTCTCCAAGCCTTGTTGAGTCTGCGACGCTGGTATTTAAGGTCGTCCTCGAGTCCTTTCCAGCCTATAAGGTATATATCACCATCTTCTTCTACGTATTCAACTTTGTAATCTAAGTCATCTACGGTAGCTTGAAAGCCAATAACGTTGCCATCCTCGTCCTTGATGTCCTGCGTGTCTACAAGACCCATTGGGCTGTAACCTATGCAGGTACACTCGATGTCAGGCAGCGACATTTCACCGCAAGTATCAAAATACTCTCTAAGGTCATTGTTAAGTTTCGATACCTTGTTCTTGAGCGTGTTGAGCTTTCTGAGTTCTCTTTTTGTAAGCTCGAATTTGATTTTGTTTTGTGATAATTCAAACATTGTTGTATCTCCTATTATTTAGTTGATTATTAATTTTTACACCGCAAAATTAATAACATATTAATAAACAGCAAAATTATTAATAGGAAAAATTTAGTATTTAAGACATTTTAAACCTTCTGCAAGTGCACTACAATAATTTATATAATAAAAGACCGACTCTCGCGAGCCAGTCTCCCTAAACTTAACCTATTGCTTATGTTTCAAGCAAAGGTACTGCTTTTGTTAATATGAACACAAATCCTATTCGTTCTCGGATAAACTTTCTTTGTTTTCTCCGATTTGTTTATTTATCTTGGAATAATCTTCTATCTGATGCGTGAACGGTGTGAGCTTTTCCAGCTCCTTCTTCAAAGAAAACTCCTCGTTGAAGAACGCAACGCCTTCCTGTATCTTTTTTACGGCTTCAAGCTTCTTTTTTGTCGTAACGACAGGGTTGATATATACGCACCCGTTCTCTTGGGCGAACCGCCGGCACTCGTTGCCACCGCCGTATATCACAAACAAAGGGGTCTTGCCGAGCGCCCAGTCTTTGGCGATTGACAATTCAAACGCGAGATTGTTTAGTCTGTCCGAATAACCGCGAGTTGCAAAAGCCGACCAGCCGCGCGGAACACCAAGCATGTTCAGCTGGTACCATTTCTGCGCCACGTTAAGGTCAACGAATACTCCGATGCCACGAGATTGCATCGCGCGAGCTATCCAGCGCTTTTTGTAAAGTGCTTGCATACCGAAAGATATTGGCGTTTCGTTGTAAAGCGAGAAATTTGGCTCTACAATATTCGCAGGATGGTGTTGTCTAAATATTTTTTCAGGGTGTTCGTACACAGCCGTAAAGCGATAATCATCAGTATAAAAATGCAGCGTTCCCTGTCCGTTCATGTTGTACGTGCGCTTCTGCTCGCCGAAGCAGAGAAACGGTATTTGACATTCGCGAGCCTGCATATTAATATCGAGTGTAGGTATTTCCAGCTCGTTGTCCGTTGGGAAAAGCATATTCGGTATTGTTACATCATAATCCCTTCTCATTGTCGTATTGTTTTAGGTAGTCCTTGATTTTGTTGTATAAACTCTCGATAGTTTTGTCTTTGGCTTGCATATACTGCCAGTATTTGCGTGTTTGGTTAATAACATTCTGCCTTGTGCGAGAAATAAGCCGTGCGGCACGTTCGGGATGAATGTTATAATCTCTTGTTATAAGACAGTACAAGCCGCGGAGCTCGTTCGTTTTCGCCGTTTTAATCTCCGACACCAGTTGCATAAAGGTTATGCCACCAACCGCACAAACGGCATTTAGAATGCGGTCAGCCCAAAGGTACTGTTCTGTTTGCGAATACATCATAAGCAATAAATTTAATAATTATCGCTGCAAAGTTAGTGAAAACTAATAGAATTTCAATATAAACTCTTAAAATATTATAAATAATTAATAGAAAGTTATTAAGATTGAGAATGTTTTATTAATTTTGTGGCGTGCAAAGGCAAAAGTATTGCTACAATGCACTACTTCACGACCCGTGTACATCGTGAAGTGTCGAACATGGATTTAGGCGCGTTTTACAAACGCATTAAATACGAAGCGGCGAGGTAAGTACACAACCTTGTCGCTTTTGTTTTTACAAACATGAAAGTAAAGAGATATATAATAAATCAAATGTATCGCAATTCCGATTTAAGAAAGGCGATAGCGTTTTCTTTGTTTGTAAAAGCGCACTCTCGCAATTCTATTATTAAGAATTGGAATATTAACAAATTACATGATATAACAGGCATAAGCGTAAACGCTATAAAGGCAAGATTAGCTACTTTGCGCAGCATGGGCTTGATTGAAGAAACGGGCGTTGATAAAAAGCACCTCGTTTTCAAATCGTTGCACAGTCATACCGCTCACCGCAACGTTGTCCTGCCGAGTGTTGAATTTAAACCTGATGTAAACTTAAAAAAGAATGCCTATGCACAAGAAATCAAGAATTTAGAAAATGTTTTAGTCGCAATGTTGCTTGTAGAAATACAGCGTCGAAAAGACTTTGCCGAACAAATGATTCAGCAGAAGCGCAACCCACATTCTAAGAAAGAATATACGGAAGCGGTGAAAACTTGTAATCGTTTTGGTTATAGCAGAAGATTTATAGACAGAGGTATTTCATACAAATACATGGCGGCAAAAATAGGTATGTCTATCTCTAAATCAATGCAAATAGTAAAATTCGCGGCGAATTATGGTATCGTAAAGAAAATGCGCAATATCGCCAAAAGATTTAGTATGTTTGCAAAATACACAGAAGACATGCTTACAAACTATACATATAGTTATCGTAACTGGATATATAAAATATACGCCAACAAATACGTCGTGCTATAATATGGTATATATTTGATATTGAAAAACTAAGATTTGAAATTATGCACTTTATGACAACAATAGGAATAATATTACTCGTAGCCTACGTCGCCTTTGTGGTGGGTTCGTTAGGCTATACGATAGGGTTCCTTCACGGAAACTCCGCGAAATACAACGAACATAATGAGCTTTAATCTATGGAAGCAATGGATAAAGAAGCCTACGAAATCAAAAAGGACGGCATGACGCGAGCAGAACGTAGGGCGTACGAGCGTATGCTGCAAAACAAAAGACAATAATATGGCAAACGAAAACAAAATTATCGCCTACAAAGGCTTTGATAAAGATTTTAAGTGCCGAGATTTTCAGTACGAGGTCGGCAAAACATACGAAATGGATGGCAATATTAAATGTTGTGGTCGTGGCTTTCACGCTTGCGAGTCGCCAATGGAAGTGTTCGACTATTATGATATGCTAACCTCTCGTTTCGCGGCGGTGGAACAATCCGGCGAAATCGACAAAAAGAATAATTCAACAAAGATATGTTCTTCGCGCATTAAAATCAAAGCAGAATTAAAACTTGCCGACATTATCAATTTGGGAGTCGAATGGCTAAAAGAAATCACTATGCCATCCAAGATTAAAGCAAACAACAGTAGCAATGACGGCTACTCCGCTAAGATTGGTTCATCGAGCTACTCCGCTAAGATTGGTTCATCGGGCTACTCCGCTAAGATTGGTTCATCGGGCGACTACGCTAAGATTGGTTCATCGGGCTACTCCGCTAAGATTGGTTCATCGGGCGACTCCGCTCAGATTGGTTCATCGGGCGACTACGCTCAGATTGGTTCATCGGGCGACTACGCTAAGATTGGTTCATCGGGCGACTCCGCTAAGATTGGTTCATCGGGCTACTCCGCTAAGATTGGTTCATCGGGCGACTACGCTCAGATTGGTTCATCGGGCTACTCCGCTAAGATTGGTTCATTGGGCGACTACGCTCAGATTGGTTCATCGGGCGACTACGCTAAGATTGGTTCATTGGGCGACTACGCTCAGATTGGTTCATCGGGCGACTACGCTCAGATTGATAGTAGTGGTCGAAATTCTGTCGTCATGTGCGCAGGTTTTGACTCAAAAGCAAAAGCTGCTATTGGAAGTTGGATAACTCTTGCCGAATGGAAAAGGATAGGAGATGTATGGAAGCCGATTTGCGTAAAAACAGAACAGGTAGATGGAAGCCGTATCAAGGCAGACACCTATTACAAATTGATTAATGGCAAATTTGAGGAGGTTGAATGATGGCAAACGAAAACAGCAAACCTTATTTTCTTTTGGTTTTCCAGGAGAATGACCCCATGCCATCCATTGTATCAGCAGATGTGATTGCAAAGATGTATCCATACGCTGAAAAAAATGCTTGATATTATAACCACGGACGACGATAGTATGGGCTTCGAGAAGGTAGAGTCCTTCAAAATAGTTACTGCCGAGGAAATTAACTTTAACATGTAACAACAGATATGAAGAAAACAATCAAGACATTTGTCGGTAGGTTGCGCGATGCGTGGGCTATCATACGAGGACGCAATTATGTTTTTATCCGCGAGACCGAGGACACAAGCGAACAAGAGGCGCTCCACACAGCAATCTTTATTCTCGGCGCACGTTGGCTTAAAAACAACGATAACGTAAATTGTTTCTCCTGAGTAGATATGCTGCTTGACTTGCTAAACGATACGAACAGCATAATGATGCTTACAAAGGAAGCTGACGGCACGCTGACTTACTGCTACGACTGCAAGACGGAAGAAGATTTTAATGACTTAATCAACATGGAGGTAAAGTAACATGGGATACGAAATTTGTTACCTCGACACATACGGCGAGGCATACTTCAAGGTAATAGGCGGCGTTGTGTATTCGCGCGACAGAAAAACCGATGTGTCACCCGACAAGCTCTCCGACTTCCTTGCAATAGCAAAGGAACTTGGATTTAAAACGGGTAAGTTATGAAAGCAATACTGACGCTGGATAATGGGGCGAAGATTGCCGCAGACATCTTGCCCCCCCCCGATTGGAAAAATCCGCAGACCACGCTTTCAAGACGAATACGAACGCTGGTTTGTAGAGGAGTTTAATAAGGCGCAGCCACACCTGGTTCACAAGGTGGTGAAGGCGCACATTCTAAGAACTTAATAATACAATAATATGACAGAAGAAAGATTTTACTGCGAATGCCCGAGATGTAGCGTTCATAACAAGAAGACGAAGGCTCTTGCAAACAGCCTGAAGTTCTTCAAAAACGCCGAGTTTGGTTTCGGTGAGGACTTTACCCCCGAAATGTTTTTCGACCGTCTTAAAGAAGGCGTTGCAAGACTCAACAGCAATTACAAAGGCAGAGAGATTGAGGTCACGATGATGCGCTTCGGCGGTACAATATCGTACGACTTCAAGGACAATCCTAACAGCGACGCCTGTCTTGGTGGCTTGACTCTTATGCCAATAGTAACAACTATTTACAACATTAACAAGTTTAAAGTCGAATAACATGGGAACAGCATTATTTATCCTTTGTTTTGCCTGCGTTTGTGGTATGTGGTACTTCACTGGTAGAAATTCGATATACAACAAGTTGAAGGCGGACTACCGAGAGGCGCTGAAACTTATAGGCTTACAGCAGGCAATAATTGAAGCCTACATACGTAAATACGAATCAAAAGAAACGGAGCAAGAAAATGGAGAACAAGATTAACATTGCGGAAATACTCCGCGATATGCCAAAAGACACAAAGCTGTATTCGCCGCTGTTTGGTGAGGTGAAATTTAAAGAAGTAGTATCTGATAACACCTTCCCTATTAAGGTGTTATCAAAAATCCCGCTCTCTCCCTTTGGAAGTTTTACAGAAAACGGCTTTTATTACGCCGACATTGAAGACACAGAAGTAATGCTCCTCCCTTCTTGTGAAATGCGAGACTGGTCTAAGTTCTTTAAGCATGGCGACGTAGTACGCAACCCTCACAACGAAATGATAGCAGTCTTCGACGGCTGGGCAAATGATGATTACACAGAGTTTAACACCACAATCAACTACTACAAAGACCACACCTTTGGCGAAGAGGAAGTGTGCGACACAGAATGTTTCGTAAAGGCAAATGATGAACAAAAAACATTGTTTATCGCAGCAGCAGAGAAGCATTACGGCGGCAAGTACAACCCCGAAACGTTGCAAGTAGAGCCTGTTAAGGTTGTTGAACCTAAGTGCCCATTCAAGCCGTTTCAAAAGGTGTTGGTGAGGAATGATCGCGAGAATACATGGTGCGCTAACTATTTCTCACATTACCTGAATAACACTGATTACCATTATGCCTGTATAGACACCGCCTATCGTTATTGTGTCGCCTACGAAGGCAATGAATATCTGCTTGGTACAAACAATAGACCCGAATAATTATGAATAACAAAGAGAAAGCTACAGCAGAATCTGCTACCACAAAACCAAATGCTGATATACTGAGAAGCTGTATAGACAAAGCCTTCAGAGCTGGTGCAAAGAATTTTATATATTCTATTTGGCATGATGCGAGCAAAATGCCAAATGAGGGCAAACGAATCCTGTATATAGTACAATATGGCAATGAAATAGTGGATGTAAAAACAACTATTACCGCCTTATATGACTTCACGCCGTGGGATAAAGTTGTAAGTAATTATGGTATCACCAAGTGGTGCTATATCGACGATTTGCTGCCGGAAGGAGGTGGAAAATGAAAAACTTTAGAGTTACTCGCGGTATGCACAATGTGTACCGTCAAATGACAAGAGCCTTTTATCACGACTACGGCATCGAGATTGATATTGAAGTGCGCTATAAAGAGACAACGCTCTCGCATATGAGCTATCGTAAATTGGCAAAGTTTCGTAAATACGCCAAACGTCGGGCGCTTATGCTCGCAATGATAAGGATGTATTATAGAATGAAAAACCAACAAAAGGAGGGAAAAGATGATTAAACTTGAACTCGACCGCCACGACTTCCTTTATGCAGTTGAGGGCTTCGCAAGAGGTTCGCACCTCCGACAGCACGTTTGGGGAGAAATTGTATATAAGTCAATTTCGCAGATGTCAGACGACGATATGGACTTTCTTTGGTTCTATATGCGACGCGACATCTTCGAGCGATACTTCTACGAGCTGAACGGCAAGAAGAACACGCACTTTGGTTACGAGGACTTCATGCACGCACTCGCTGCTTTGCACAGAGGAAACCGCTACAAGGTAACATTTTACAACGAGATAGGGCACAAGCAGCTCCAAGCTCTCTGCTACCGCTTTGAAGGCGAATATCATCCGCTTTATCTCTACATCGGAGGCAAGGTAGTCGGCAAGACGAAGAAAAACAGCGGTTTGCAATCGTTCAATGCGTTTGTTCCCGACGAGTGGATAAAGGCAGTTGCAAAGCACAAGATGCCCGAAAACGAACACGTAGAACTCGGCAGAGAAGAATGGTGGAACGACTTGGAAATTTACGATAACTTTAAAACGACTTACAATGGCTGATTTTTCAAATGTTAAAGTAGGCGATAAAATTAAGTATTACACACGTTTGTGGGGCGACTTTCCGCATTTCGCAACAGTTACAAAAGTAACGCCAAAACAATTCGAAGATAGCAAGAAAGTCAGATTCCGCAAATCTGATGGTTGGTGTATTGGTGGCAGTTATATTAATTGTTCAATTGTGACAGAAGAAGAAATTGCCGAGTTTCACAGACGTAAACTCCGAAAAAAAATGCTAACGGAGGCAAGCGTACTTTTGGGCATGGGTAGTTTTAGTCATAAAGTTACCGACGAAGACGTGCAAGCGATTTACAACATTATTAACAAATATAGATAACAATATGATTGACGAAAAAGATATACGAAAGGCAGCAACGTTGACGCACAACCCTGCATTGGATGCAGTTGCGAACTTCGCCGCGAGAAATGCTTTCGCCGCAGGTGTTGAATGGTTTAAGAAAGCTCTTTGGCACGATACAAGTGTAAAACCCGAAGACAATGCTGTTGTCATATACCAATGGCTCGATGATAGAGGCACTATGGACGTTGGTATAGAGAGAGTCTTCCCGGATATTGAATGGGCAAAGTTCGTTGCGTATAACAGAGTCACTAAGTGGTGTTACATAGAGGACTTGCTGCCGAATAAATAAATATCAAGTATATGGAACGGAGATATATAGCCGGTGATTGGGTGAGATATATAGGAGTAGCCTCACCAATAGTCGTGCAAATTATAGAAGTGAGAGAGGAAAAACTTTTAATTGATCTCGGCGAATGTAACTGGTACCTTGCAGACCGCAGTGAAGTGGATTCTATCCGTTTAACTGGCGAAATTCTCGAAAAGAATGGGTGGGAAAAGAGTCGCATATACTTTACGAATAGACGTATTCCAAGAATCAAACTTTGCTCAGACGAAGATGAATTCAGATGGTCTGTTTCAATAAACGGTGACATTATGGGAGATTATATCTTTAATGTTCATCAGTTACAGCACATCTTGTTTGCTTTTCGGATTGAACAAGAAATAGAGGTGTAGGCATGAAAGATATAGACGAAGATATAGACAACTATGTAAAAACTACAGAATATGATTAAACCAGAAGACCTAAGAATAGGCGACCTTGTAAGAGCAAGCCACGATTGCGCATTTCCGAAAGGAACGATGTGCGCTGTTACCGATATACGTCCCGAGAAAGCCTTAAAAGATAAGAAAGGTATCGTCAGTCTAAGCGCTATCAACGATGACGACGACGGACCTTGGGGAGCTTGGTGTTGTTACATTGAAGGTATACCTCTCACGCCTGAACTCCTTAGAAAGAACGGATTTAAGGAAGAGCAGCATCAAAAGGAAGGCGCTTCAGAATGGTACGACTTCTACCATTACGACCTCGGCATTAATATCGTGTATGAGGTCGAAGGAAATAAGTTTGCTGCCTATCTTGACGGCAAAAAGTTACGAGAAATACAATACGCTCACGAACTCCAACACATCCTTTGGGCACTGGGGTTGAACGCAGAACTAAAAGTATAAACGAGATATGAAATTTGGTATTATTGATTTTATGATGGCATCGCTTCAGGTAGCCTTCATCGTAATGAAACTCTGCGGAGCAATCAGTTGGTCGTGGTGGTTAGTAATGCTACCCATTCTCTTGATTGTAGTGTTTAACGTTCTCGTACTCATTCTTTTCGTTTGTGCAGAGAAGTATAAGTCGCATCTACTCTTCAAGCAGTATGGCACCGACAATAAGTTGGCTATTCGCTTGAAAAAGATACAGCAGGAAAGGGAGAATCTTATGAAGCAGAAGAATAGGTAATAATGTCTTAACGAAAATATAGAGCATGAAGAAGATTATGTTCAATGACAAGTACGGTCTCACACAGGCCGTACTCGAAGGCAGAAAAACTCAGACAAGAAGAATAGCCGATACCGCGGGAAGATTGAGGGATATTACAGTTAGGCAGGCTTTAGAAGAAGTAAACAAAGGCAGAGCATGTCTGTTTGACGAGGGAAGACCTCTCGCTCTATCCGCTTACAAACTCGGCGAAACTATAGCCATCGCGCAGAAGTACGCAGATCTGGCGTATGACGGTGATTTTTTCCGTCTTTTAGGAAAGGTCATATTCGAGAAAGGATGCTACAACAAGATGTTTGTGAAGGCAGACTTTATGCCGCACCGCATCCGCATTACTCACATTCGTGTCGAGCGTCTGCAAGACATCAGCGAGGAAGATTGCATAGCGGAAGGCGTTTGGCGTGACGACAACGTAGAACTTGAAGGTACGACGTATTGGTATCACGGTCTTGCCAACTCCTCGTTCAGAACTGCGAAAGAAGCCTACGCCTCCCTTATCAACCGCATCTCCGGCAAAGGCACATGGGAGTGCAATCCTTATGTGTTTGTGTATGATTTTGAACTAATTGATTAACAATATCAACGAAAATATAGAGTATGAAGAACGTAAAGATTTTTGCCAAGACCATTGAGGAAGAAGCAAAGGAACAGATTGAAAAGATGGCAGCGAGCAAGGCTTATCGCGACTGCCAAATTCGTATTATGCCCGACTGTCATGCCGGCAAGGGATGCACTATCGGCACTGTGATTGAAACTAAGGGCAAGGTCGTACCCAATACCGTAGGAGTGGATATTGGTTGTGGAATGTCGGTGTTCAAACTCGACAAGAAGGACATAAACCTTTCGCTTCTCGACCGCATTATCAACGAATCTATCCCGAGCGGCTTTAATGTTCACGAAATATCTAAACTCGAAGAAACAAATCCGTTTGTATTGCGCCTATTGTGTGAATTGCATAGATACTTACCCGGTTGTTTCGACTTAGACTATATAAAACGCTCGTTTGGCACCCTTGGGGGTGGCAACCATTTCATCGAACTCAACGAGGACGAAGAGGGCTATAAATATCTGGTAGTTCATTCGGGCAGTCGCAATCTTGGTGTGAAGGTATGCAATTATTTTCAGGAGTTGGCAAAGAAGAATGTGAATCAAGGCGACGAGCGCAAACAAATCATCGAAAATTTAAAGAAATATGGTTTGGAGAGAGAGATAAACAATGTTTTGCGTCGCCTTGAAACCGTACCCCCCGAACTTGCTTATCTTGAAGGCAAAAGTCTTAATGACTATTGTTACGCTGTGCAGGTTTGCCAAAACTTCGCTTATACTAACAGAAGGGAGATTGCCACAACCATCCTCCGTGGACTCCAAGTCCTGTATTTGGATAACTTTACAACGGTGCACAACTATCTTGACCCTAAAACGCGCATCATCCGCAAGGGAGCTGTGCGTGCCAATAAAGACGAGCAACTAATCATCCCACTCAATATGCGCGACGGTTCGTTGATATGCCGAGGCAAGGGCAATAAGGATTGGCTTTGTTCTGCTCCACACGGTGCAGGTCGCCTTATGTCGAGAGCCAAGGCCAAGGAAACGCTCAGTATGGAGGAATACAGCAAGGAAATGCAGGGCATATACTCCACTTCCGTCTGTGAGTCAACAATCGACGAGTCGCCTATGGCATATAAGTCTGCCGAAGAGATAGAATCGCTCATAGGCGATACAGTGGAGGTAGTGAAGAGGATCAAGCCAGTTTACAATTTTAAGGCGAAATAGTATAAAAGCATAGAGTTTTAACTAAAGGAGGAATAAGTTATGAGAACAATCAAATTCAGAGGCAAACGCCTCGATAATGGCGAGTGGGCGGTGGGCGACCTGAACCACCTCGTAGACGGCGTGTACATAAGCAACGACAACGGTTGCAACATGGCGCAGGTAGACCCCGATACGGTCGGGCAGTACACAGGGCTGAAAGATAAGAACGGTAAGGAGATATACGACGGAGATATTCTTGCGCACAACGGAGAGCCTATTGGCTATATAGTGGACGGCGTGCGCGGCTACTGTTTTGATGTGATATACTTTTCGCCCGAATATGAAGAGTCATGGTCTTTATACGGAGTTGTTATAAACGACTTTCAGGGCGATATAGAAATTATCGGCAATATCCACGACAAGCATAAAGACAGTGGAGCTTTGAACATAAAAAATAAATAAAACAATGAGAAAAATTAAATTTCGTGGCAGATGCGAGAAAGAAAGCCGCTATGCTGGAGAATGGATGGAAGGTAATTTGGTGCAATGTGAGGATGGAGCTACATTAATAGTTGTGGCACATTCAGACAATTGTACATCTACATATCACGTTGATCCAGAGACCGTATGTCAGTTCACTGGCTGTGTAGACAAAAATGGCAAAGAAATATATGAGGGAGATATACTTAGATGTAGCATTTCGACCTTTGCAGTGGAGTGGTCTGAAAATCTCGGAGCGTTCACTTTAAGACCCATAAAAGGGAAAATAAAATTTGACGATATACCTTTGGGAGTGATACAGAAATACATCCAGTTTGGAATTATCGGCAATATTAACGACAAGCAAAAAGGAGGCTAATATGCAGGACGTAAAGATAACATTTAGGGTTCGAGTGTCTGACGATGAAAGCCGCGTCATAATTACAGAGCCGGCAATCACGGAACCTATAAGTTTTAGCGTTTTCGCGGGTATCATCAGAAAACTCGCGGACTTCCAGGAAGAATGGAACGAAGAACACAAACCCGAAAACAGAGAGCAATGACACAAGAAGAGGAGAATCAGCACATAAAGAAACTGATAGACGCTGGGTTTGACTGCGGCAGCAGCAGGTCAATGCTCGAAACTATACAGCTCTTGAAACTCTCAAAGGGAGAAACGCGGAAAATTTAATAAAACAAAGAGAAATGAAACATGCAGATTATATCAGACTGACGGCACAGATTGCCGTGCTGAAAGAAATTGCCGCTGATTACAGCGGCAAGACGATAGATAACATCATACAGCAGCTTGAAGCAATTAAGAAGGAGGTGGAGCATGATTAGAGTAGACGCATACCGCTGCTCGTACTGCGGAAAGCTGTTTCTTACGGAAAGACGTTGCGTAAAACATGAGGAAAAGTATTGTAACAAATCGCCTTGCAATATCGCTGCTTGCTATTCGTGCAAGTGGTACAAAGAAACGGAGCAAACTACGACTATTACAAGGACTGGAGTCAATCCGCTGACAGGGTACGAATACGAATACGAAAAAGAGATCCGCATAAATTTATGCTTAAAGCATCACAACGCTAAAATGTTCAACTCGTTTCATGCGTCAGAAAAACTTGTTGAGGATGCTGAGAACGGCGGCTTCCGTATCATGCCGACGATGAAAGAAGGCTGTTTGGACTATAAAAAGAAGAAAAATGAAGATTAGAAAAACAAAGAAGCGTTACAAAACCATGTTTCTGACGCCAGCTTACTGTACTAAGGTAAAGTTTAAAAAGATAGGTACATTAATCAAAACACTGTTCGGTGTGTTTGTTATATACGAGGTACGCAGGTGGTATCGTAAAATAGAATTGACAACTCGACATGTGAGCATAAGAGTGGCGCGTAGAAAATAATTTCAATAAAACTCGAATTATGAACAAAAAAGTAAATAAAATTTTCTTCACATGGGAGCAACGTAGCACGCATGATACCGAGCGCGTGGGCGCTATGTATTGCTTCAAGCGTTGCGATGTTAATCAAACTTGATGATATGGTACAATTTCAAACATGGGAGAGCGGCTTGCATATTCTTATCACAAACGAGGTGTATCGAGGAAGCGTGCAAGTCTGTTTTCCTGTTAAACAGGAAGATAAAGAGAATATATGCAACGCCGATTGTGTATTATACGCATTATGGGTAGACCCACAATGGCGCGGCAAAGGCGGCGGCAATTATATGTTAAGAGCCGCCGAATATAACAGCAAATTAAAGGGTGCTAAAACTATTGCTCTGACATATCATCCTTCAGATACCCCTAAATGGGTGCTTGATTGGTATATAGCTAATGGCTATCAAATCAAGGATGAGGATGAAGAATATAAAGTATTGGTTAAGACGCTATAAATTAAATCAAATAACAATGAAAATATTTTAATCTGATAAACAAAAATGAGCAAAAAGAAAATATACATATCATCACCAATCACAGGGTATAATCTCAACGAGCGACACAAGTTCTTCGCTCGGATCGAGAAAGAACTGACAATTCTCGGCTACAAGGCAGTCAATCCTATGGGCAAACCTTTGTCTGACTCTGCGCCGTACACGGAACACATGAGAGAGGACTTACGCCTGCTCCTCGGCTGCGATGGCATTGTTGTACCGAACAGATGGCGTTGTTCAAAAGGCTGTGAAACGGAACGTCGTGTAGCGGCCGCTTGCGGAATACCCGTTGTCGGCGTGATAGGCGAAGCGCACGATTTGCAAATCTTAAACGCAATATAAGCACAAAAGGTAGGACAAACAAATTGCCCTACCTTTTATTATATAATACATAATCAATTACTTTTCTATTTGCTTCGTCGACAAATTTCGCATCTTTGCGTATGTATATATTTGTCATTCGATGTGCAGATTTATGTCCTAAACAATCGGCTATCACATCCGTGGGTACGCCAATTTCATAAGCAATGGTAGCAAACGAATGGCGTGTCCAGTATGTCGTTAGGTTTGGCACGCCGATTTTTTTGCCAAGTATTTTCAGCACGTCTTCAAACCTTTTCATAACATTTGTGTACGCCTTCTTATCAAATAGTGAAATTAAATGTTCTTCGCCTCTGTAGCGTTCTATTATTTCCAGCGCTTCTGGTTCTATCTTAATGTCGTACAACGTGCCCGTCTTGGCTCTTCTGTATGTCACACGTCCGTTTTCTATGTTTGTAAGCCTTGATAGGTCTACAAGGTTTATGCCCATTAGCAGAAACATTAAAAAAAATATATCGCGATACTTAGCATGTGCTCCCGTAAGTTTTAAAAAATACAGCTCGCGCAATTGCTCAACAGACAAAGAACGTTTAGGTGTTTCAGTTCGCGGAAGCTTGTAGTTGTCAAATACATAATAGCTTATAATACCTTTCTTTTTCGCGTAATTAACGACCGCTTTTATGCCTCTCAGCTTTGTGGCGATAGTATTTGTTTTGTTACCTTTGTTCTTAAGGTGCCTTACATACGTTTCCAGCCAATCAAAATCTATGTCTTCGAGTAAAAGTGTATCGTAATCACAAAAATCAATTATGCTTTGCCGAGTCGTATTGTATATTTCCAGCGTGTTCGCATTTTCTTTGGTAGCAACAAAGTTTTGAAATTGAGTTTTAAAAAGACTATTCTCCAGTTGTTCATCTGTGCACTCATTATTCAAATAATCTTGCAGTTTTTTATTGCTGTAAAAACGCAGCTTTCCTTCTTTTTGTAAAGACGATAATTTTTCGCACGCCTCGTAGTATTGTTTGGCGAGGCGTGCATTTATGATTTTTCTGTCCGCTCTTTTGATTACCTTTTGGCTTTCGGCATCCCATTCGTTTTCTTCAAGCTCATAACCTGTAGGCAGATACAAGACATTCTCTTTTCTCGCAATTTTTATGCGCACAGGAAATTTGCCGTTTTTTAATCGATACCTTTTGTCAAGCCTTATTGATACCTTTATCATGTCGATTGTTTTTGCACGTTTTTTGCACGTTTCGTGATTGTTTTTGCTTTATTATGCTTCCGTTTAAGAAAGTTTGAGCATTCGCAAACGTTGTAAACACGGGCGTTACTGTTTAATGTCTTAGTTTTTTGGAAAATACCTGCTTACATCTGTTAGATGTGTCCATATTATGAGTTTTTATTTTTGATTTCTGAGTTTTGAGTTGTTGTCTGCGGCAATATATAATATAATCAGATGGCAATATATAATATAATCCTGCGGCAATA